GTTGCGTATTTCCGATGGTGCAGTAACAGGTGTTGTTTACGCTTCTAGCGGCCCAGCCATGGTTGTTGGAACTACCAGCAATCACCCAACTGTACTTTATTCCAACAACGCCGAGCGTATGCGTATTGACTCCTCCGGCAACGTCGGCATTGGCGGGACGGCGAGTGCGTTTTGTAAATTGCAGTTGACTGGAACATATCCAACTTCAAGTAACGCGACTCAAGTTATTCGTTTAGATGGCACGATTCCAAGTGGGTCAACTGGCAGTTATCGCAGTGTTTTGTCTCGCCCAGTAACGCAAGCAACAGCGTTTACTTTAACCAATCTCATCCATTTTGAAGCAGACCCTCAAACTTTGGGTGCAGGGTCAGCCGTAACCAATCAATATGGATTTTTTGCTGAATCTAGCCTCACCGGAGCCACCAACAACTACGGCTTCTACAGCAACATCGCCTCTGGCACAAACCGCTGGAACTTCTATGCAGCGGGGACGGCGAATAACTATTTTGCTGGTAAAGTTGGCGTTGGGACAACAACACTCAATGTTGGTTTTGAAGTCGCTAGTGCCGCTGTTGAAAATGACCGCTCATTAAGAGTGGCTTTTGACACAACGTATTACTTTGAAATAAGAAATCTCGGCGCGTCTGGCGCGCGATTGCGTAGTAACAACGGTGAAATGTCTTTCAACATCACCGGGACGGATTACGCCCGTTTAACAACGGCGGGCGAATTTATTACTGGTGGAACCACCGACCAAGGCGCATACAACCTGCAATGCAACGGCACAGGCGTATGGGGTGCTGGCGCTTACGTCAACGGTTCTGACGCACGGCTGAAAGACAACATCCAATCGCTTGATTCGGGGCTTGATGTTGTCAAGGCCATTCGTCCCGTGACGTTCCAGTACAAGCCGGAATACAGCAAGGATCAGAGCGTACAACCCGGTTTCATCGCGCAGGAATTGCAGACTGCGATGGCGGGTAAAGCCTACCTTGAAGGCGTGGTGCAGGAAGGCACAAACCACTTAAATGTGGCGTACCAAAATATCATCCCGATATTGGTCAAAGCGATCCAAGAATTGGAAGCCAAAGTCGCCGCATTGGAGGCAAAATGAAACTAGAACTTACACACGAGGAAGTGCAGGCCATCCTGCAAGTATTGGGGCAGTTGCCCACTAGCAGCGGCGCGTGGCCGTTGTTGGTCAAAATTGACGCGCAAGTAAAGGCGCAGACGGAACAGAAGGAGACGGACAATGGCTAATTGGAAAATTGAACAGATGATCGTGAATCCGCAAACCGACTTGCACACCGATGTGGTGGTGACGGCGGCATGGCGCTGCACGGCGGTGGATGGCGAACACAGCGCATCCAACTACGGCAGCATGGGCTTTGCCTCACCAAGCGGCGACTTCATCGCTTATCCCGATCTGACCGAGGACACCGTGCTGGGCTGGATTTGGGCAAACGGCGTGGACAAGGCCGAGGTTGAGGCGAACGTGGCGCGTGAACTCGATATGCAGGTCAACCCGCCGACGGTGGCGAAGCCGTTGCCTTGGGTTTAAATAGTCTTTCATGTTCGGTTTCGTCCCATTTGCCGCTGGTCCGTTCTCTGCGGAGAGTCAGGTCTTTGCGGATGTGGACGTTACCGGCGTTGAGGCGACCGGTGCGGTTGGCGATGTATTCGTTGTCACCGACCAGATTTTGGTTGTCACCGGGCTTTCGGCTACAGGCGAAGTTGGCACCGTTACAGTTGCTGCTAACGCGACGGTCGAAGTCACCGGGGTCTTTGCGACAGGCGAACTGGGCATTGTCACTGTCGCAGCCAATGCGACGGTGGAACCCACTGGGGTTTCAGCCACAGGTCAGATCGGAACCGTTTCGGTCATTACCGATCAGATCTTCTCGGTCACAGGGGTATCAGGGACTGGCGAAGTTGGCACCGTATTTCCGGTCACAGATCAGGTCATTCTGGTCACCGGGGTATCTGGCACCGGGTTGGTGGGAACCCCCCTCATCTGGAGCATTATCAATGATGCCCAGAATCCAAACTGGGTTCCTATCGATGCTCGTCAAATTGACCCAGTCATTAGTTCAATCCCCTTTGCAGGCGGCACCTTTGCGGACGAAACCGGCATTGGATCACCTGCTTGGAATAATATATCCACTACCCAGAATCCAAACTGGACTCAGATAGCGGCTTAGAGGTTTAAACATGTCTAGTACATACTCAACCAACCTTGCCATCGAATTGATCGGCACAGGCGATCAGGCAGGTGCATGGGGTAACACCACCAACACCAACCTCGGCACTTTGATCGAGCAGGCTATCTCTGGGTATGTCACTCAGGGCGTGACTACGGGCAACACCACCACAATCACCATCCCAAATGGCGCGACGGGTGTTGCTCGTAACATGTTCATTGAACTCACGGGGACAGGTGGAACGAACACCTTCCTTGAGGTTCCTGCCAACAAGAAACTTTATTTTGTTTACAACAACACCACCGGAGCGGTGACGGTTCGCGTATCAGGCCAGACCGGTGTTGCTCTTGCTGTTGGCGAAAAGAAGATTCTGGTTAGCAATGGCACGGACATCGTCGAAGCGACGACCTACATTATCAGTGGTGGTAGTGCCAACCTGACCACCCTGACCGCGACCAGTGCCAATATCACCACCCTGACTGGAACCACGTTCGGCGACACTGGAATCACCCAGTTGCGCGGGGCCAGCGGCAACATCACGACCTTGACTGGTAGTGTTTTTGGAACGGTTGCTACAACTCAGTTGCGCGGCGCGAGCGGTGTTATCACGACCCTTGCATCAACCAATGCAACGGTCACTAACCTTTCTGTAACCAGCGCCAACATCACGACACTTACTGGCACTACTTTTGGCGATACCTCAACAACTCAGTTGCGTGGCGCGAGCGGTGTCATTACCACTCTCACGGGAACCACGGCTACCTACTCTGATGTTAGAGGAACCAGCGCAAATATCACGACGCTGACCGGCACTACGGTTACTTATGCATCCGGAAATATCGGCCAGTTCGGCGCTACATCCGCCAACATCACAACGCTGACTGGTACAAACTTTTCCGCCACTAGTCTAACTTTGACCAATGCTCTCAAGATCGGTCAAGGTGGAACTGGTCTGTCATCAACTCCGACTAATGGTCAATTGCTGATCGGCAACGGGTCTGGTTACACACTTGCTGCATTGACCGCTGGATCTAATATCTCAATCACTAACGGCGCTGGCTCGATCAGTATTGCAGCCACTGGCGGGTTGACGGGAACAACAAGCGCAAATCTAACTGCTTTGGGCGTTGGTGCTGCGGCAAGTTTAACCAGCGGATCAAGCAATACATGTGTTGGATATAACGCTGGGAATTCTATCAACACTGGCAGTTTCAACACTTTAGTTGGGCATGCCGCAGGAGACTCGATCACTGATTCAAATTGGAATTCAATGGTCGGATATTTTGCTGGAAACAATGTAACCACCGGAACGGCAAATAGTTTTGTCGGTTATTTCGCCGGAAACGGCGTTTCCACTGGTGGCTTAAATTCTGCTCTTGGTGATAGTGCATTTTTCACCGGTAACCATACCAACTCTGTTGCTCTGGGTTATGACGCACAAATAACTGGAAGCAATCAGGGTCAAATTGGAAACGGAAACGTAGACGTTTATGCCAAGAGTTTTAATAACACTTCAGATCTCAGAGATAAGGCTGATGTTCAAAGCACTAACCTTGGCTTAGATTTTGTTATGCAGTTGCAACCTCGTATGTTCCGCTGGGATATGCGCGAGTTTTATCGGCCACAAAAGCCCGGCCCGAATGCAACGCAAGCAGAACGAGATGCTTACAACGAAGCCAGTAAATTGGCGAATTTGACACATAACGGCACACACAAACGTAATCGCTTTCATCAAGGCTTGATAGCGCAAGAAGTCAAATCGGTGATGGATAGTATGGGCGTTGACTTCGGTGGCTTTCGTGATGCCTCAGTCAGCGGCGGCGATGCCCAGATGGGATTGGAATACACCCAGTTCATTGCCCCGCTAATCAAGGCGATCCAAGAACTCAAAGCCGAGTTTGATGAATACAAGAGGACTCATCCATGATGACTCTCGTCAGCACATTCCTATCATTCCTTGCAGGTGGACTTCCCAAGATCCTGTCAATCTTCCAAGACCGACAGGATAAGAAGCATGAACTTGCTCTCGTCGCTGCTCAGAAGGAGCGTGAGTTGGCTTTGGCTGAACGGGGCTTTCTGGCGCAGGCACGGGTAGAAGAGATTAAGTTGGAGCAGATCCAGACTCAGACCGCTGCCGAGGAACGTCAGGCTCTCTATCAGCACGACATTGAGATTGGCAAAGGCGCAAGCCAGTGGATGATCAATCTTCGTGCCAGTGTGCGCCCTGTTGTGACGTACATCTTCGTGCTGGAGTTGGTGGCACTGAATATCGCCGGAGTCTGGTATGCCTATACCACGGGCATCCCGTTTGCGATTGCAATGGAGAACGTCTTCTCGGATGACGAGATGTTGATTCTGAGTTCAATCATCGCGTTTTGGTTCGGGACGCAGGCGTTCAATAAGAAGTGAAAGTCAGCCCGGCCACAATAGAACTCATCAAACACCACGAGGGTGTGCGGACTAAGCCATATCGTTGTCCGGCGCTTTTGTGGACGGTGGGGTGTGGCCATGTTATTGACCCTACCCATGCGGCAGTAAAATATGAGGAGCGCAAGAGTCTACCGATACCCGCAGGCTGGGATCGCGTCCTACCGATGGGAGAGGTGGATACTATTCTTGCTCAAGACCTTGGCCGGTTTGAGCGTGGTGTTCTTCGACTTTGCCCTGCTTCTGCTGGCAATCAGGGAATCTTCGATTCTCTGGTCAGTTTTTCCTTCAACGTGGGCCTCGGCAATCTGCAACGTAGTTCGCTGCGGATGAAGACCAACCGAGGGGAACTGGAAGAAGCGGCTGACGAGTTCCTGAAATGGACCAAGGCTGGCGGCAGGGTCTTGCCGGGATTGGTTAAACGGCGCAATGATGAACGTGCGCTGTACCTATCTGGAGTCAGGTAATGCCCCTGAAGAAAATCATATTCAACCCCGGTGTGAACCGAGAGACCACCAACTACGCAGGAGAAGGTGGGTTCTTTACCGTTGATAAGGTTCGGTTCCGTGGCGGATTTGCCCAGAAGATTGGCGGTTGGGTCAACGCATCTTCGGTTGCAGGCCAAACCTTCAAGGGGGTTGCTCGTTCCCTTTGGAACTGGGTCACGATCCAGTCTCAGAACCTTCTTGGCGTGGGAACCAACCAGAAGTTTTATGTGGAACTGGGCGGTCAATACAATGACATTACCCCATTAGCCGGAACCTCCCTGACCCTTGGGGATAATCCTTTCTCAACCACATCCAGTAGCAAGACTATTGTTGTCACTTCCACTGCTCACGGAACCACCATCGGATCTTTCGTCACATTCTCCGGCGCAACGACAGTCGCTAGTCTCAATCTCAACGGTGAGTTTGAGATTATCTCGGTTCCCGGCTCAGATACTTTCACCATCATCAGCCCGACAGCGGCCAACACAACTGTGGTTGGCGGTGGGTCTTTGGTCATTGCCAGTTTCCAGATTGATGCAGGAACCGCCGTTTACACGACAACGGTTGGTTGGGGCGGACCACCGTGGGGCGCTGGTGGATGGGGGTCCAATATTCCATCTGGTGTTCCGTTGCGGCTTTGGTCGCAGTTCAACTATGGCGATGACCTGATCTTCGCAGAGCGATCTGGCGATATTTATTACTGGACGAAGGATGTCACCACTTGGACTCGCGCCACGACGCTTGAGACCAAGTCCAACTCTTTGGTTAAGTTCTCGACCGCAGCCACCTTTGCATCTGGAACTACCACCATCGTGGTGGCCAACGCGACTGGGATTAACACCGGATCTGTGGTTTCTGGAACGGGCATCCCCTCTGGAACTTATGTCTTGGCATCATGGGGCGGCGGCATTTCAGTCACCTTGTCTGCTGCTACAACCGCTTCGCTTACGGCTTCAGCAGTGTCTTTCAGTTATGCCGGTCGCCATGTTCCCAACGAAGTGAATCTGGTTATTGGCTCGCCAGTTAATGACTTTACCATTTGCCTTGGTTCCAACCCATACAGCCCAGTCAACTTTGGAACGGACTTTGATCCGCTTCTGGTTCGTTGGTCGGATCAAGACAATCCCTATGAATGGGTTCCCGAAGTCACTAACCAGTCTGGCGAACAAAGGGTTTCCAGCGGGTCGGAAATTGTTACTGGTATCTCTACTCGTCAGGAAATTTTGGTTCTGACGGATACTTCGGTTTATTCGATGCAGTATTTGGGTCCGCCGTTTGTGTGGGGATTCAATCTGCTTGATCAAGATATTTCGATTGCCTCTCAGAACGCCATCATTGCTGTAGACAACAACGTCTATTGGATGGGCAAAGACAAGTTCTATGTCTATAACGGTCGCGTTCAGACTCTTCCTTGCTCAATCCGTCAGCACATCTACAGCACCTTAAACGGCGATCAGTTGGCGCAGATCGTGGCTGGAAGCAACGAGGCTTACAGTGAAGTCTGGTGGTTCTATGCCAGCACTGGAAGTTACGTCAACGACACGGTAGTGATCTACAACTACCTTGAGAACACATGGTCATACGGAAGCATGAATCGCACGGCCTTTGCGCCACAGTCGATTCGTCAGTATCCGATGGTCGCGCTGAGTACTCAGCAGTCCTATCTTGATACCAATATCAATTCGTCTGTAACGACTATCTCTCTCATCAATGGATTGTCATATCCAGAAAGTGGGACAGTGGTTATCGATTCTGAATACATCACCTATACAGGCATCGCTGGAAACACGCTGACTGGTTGCACTCGCGGAGCGCATGATCAAAACGGAGTTGCTACCACTGCGGCCTCTCACACCGCTGGAACTTCGGTCACATTGCTGGCCCCTAATCAGGTCTTGTTCCATGAGATAGGGTGGGATGACGTATCAACCGGTATCGCCAGACCCATTGAATGCTTCATTGAGTCTTCAGACTTTGACATTGAGGACGGAGAAAACTTCGCGTTTGTATCGAGGATCATCCCGGACATGAAGTTCTTGGGTTCCACGACATCCACTCCGTCTATCACGCTAAGTCTCTACCCGCATAACTACCCCGGCTCGGCTTATGGAACCCCCGATGTGGATCAAGTTCAGGCCAGCCAAGTACTCCCTATTGATCGCTACACAGAGCAGGTCTATACCCGTATTCGGGGGAGACAATTGGCACTGCGAGTTTCGTCCAACGGACTTGGTGTGGCATGGCAGATGGGCGCGATGCGTTTAGACATTCGCCCTGACGGTAGACGCTGATGACAGTCCCTCGCGGTCTAGCGCCACCCAACCTTCCTATTGCACCGGATCTGTATGGGCGGCGTTATCAAGACCAATTGTCAAACGTCTTGCGATTGTTCTTTACACAATTAACAAATCGCCTCAATTCTCCCACGTCACATGCGTCTTATTTCGACACAACCACTCAAACCAACCCGGTAGCAGATCAAGTCAATCTGTTTACTTATAACTCAGTGGTATCTGAGTTTCAGGTTACCCGTGGTGTACCGACATCCCAAATTTTTGTCGCCAATACCGGGGTTTATAACTTTCAGTTTTCGGCGCAGTTGGATAAGGCCGGCGGTAGTGCCAGTGCCGTGTACATTTGGCCAAGGGTCAACGGAGTCAATCTCCCAGATTCGGCCACCAAGATAGTGATCGACGGCCCTAACAACGAAATTGTGGCCGCTTGGAACTTTGTCCTCGTCTTAGAGGCGGGAGACTATTTCGAACTGGCATGGCAGTCTTCAGATACGGACGTAGTTATCCCGTATGTGACTGCTAGCGGAAACATCCCAGCCATCCCATCGATCATCTTGACGGTGACATGGGCATCCAACTACGAGGCAAATGTATGACCTCGTTGAAATTTAAACGCTGTTACAACAGAATCACGGGAACCGTGGCTCCCAACAGGTATAGGAGTTGCCATGTATAACGCGCCATATAAGGGAGTTGCGGACGAACTTGCTAAGTACGGCAGGTTCGGTGACTCGGAGTTAGTGCATTTAAACCCGATTGAGGTGGGGATCTTGGCATCCCTGTCTCCAACTGGGCAGTTGACTATCAACCCAGTCACGGGCCAGAAGGAAGCCTTCCTCCCGTTCCTTGCTCCGCTGCTCGGATCGTTCCTAGGAAGTGCATTCTTGCCGAGTGTCATCCCGGCACTGGCCGGAAAAGCCGCATTGGCTGGAGCAATTGGCTCTGGTCTTGCCACTACCGCAGCCACCGGAGATCTCAAGGAAGGCATCATCTCCGGCATCACCGGGTTCGGGTTGGGCAAAGCATTTGGCGCAGCCAGCGATGCATTGAAGGGCGCTGGGGAAGTTGGCAAAGCGGCAGAAACTGCAACCAAGTTCGCAGATATTCCGACCAATATCGACATCCCTCTGTCTAGCATGGCTTCGCAGACCCCGTCAGCGTTGACTGGGATGCCGACCATTGCCAGCACAGCAGGCGGTGGCATGGGATCAGCGATTGCTCCAGTCACTCCACCGACTACGGCATTAGCCCCCACTCAAGCACTTAGTGCCCCGTTCGAACAACCCGGCGCTTTCTTAAATCAACTGACTCAGCCCGGATCTTTCCTTCCCATCTATGCTGGAACCAGCACTACAGAGAGCATGCGCCAGCAGGAAGATATGGAGAAACTGGCCAAAGAGCAGGGCCTCAGCGAGGAAGAAGCCAAGCGTAAGTACGAGGAAGATGCTCGTCGCGCCATTGAAACAGCGCAGCGTCTTTACCCGCAGATGAGACCGAAGGGTATGTACGCAGGGGGTCAAGTTGAAGGCTATCAAGAAGGCGGCATGTTTGGACAAAACCCATTTGGCGATCAGTACGGTTTAAACAATATGTCTGGCGGGTTCTATGACACCCAGTTTGGCCAGACCAGTCCGTCCGATATTCAAGGTCGTCTGCGTGGGCCTGTCAGTGTGGCGGCTCCGTATGCGAGTTACGGCGCATTGGATGTCGGTGGTAGCGGATATCTCCCCGGTATCGCCCCTGAGTTCCAGTACTTCCGTCAGCCAGAGGAAGTGTATCCGCAGCCTCCAATAACCATGGGTCGCGGTAAAGGGGGTGGGTTCGGTGGCGGTATGGGCGGCGGCAGAGGCAGGATCGGCGGCATGCCCGGTGGCAAAGGCGGCGGATTTGACGGCGGCTACTCGGGTCCGGGCTTTGGCCAATATGACCCGTATGGCTACGGCGGTGGCTATGGCGGCTATGACGATTATGGTTATGGCGGCGGCTATGGTGGTGGCTACGGCGGCGGATACAGCAGCATGCCGAGCAAGGGCGGCTACGCCAATCCCCGTAACTCCATGGGATACGGCGGATACAACACTGGATTTGATGTCTACAACCAGCCCTACAGCGGCGGTTACGGCGGCTATAGCAATCCGTATGGCGGCGGCTATGGCGGATACAGCGACTCGTTCGCGAGGTTCATGCCATGAGTAAGGGTGGTTTCCAAAACCCCAAGTACGCAAACCAATCCGGCACTACGAGCGGATATGGTTCCCAAGGGAACTTTGGGATGGGGTACACGCAGCCTTATGGTTCTCCGGGTACTGGAACCTATGACCCGATGCTCGGCTTCGGCCAAGCCTCTGGCATGGGAACCACTTACAACTACCCCACTCGATACACTGCCGACTACACGCGATATGCCCAAAGCGGCCAAGCGTTTAACCCGGCTGTGATGGGGTACAACTCGTACGGCCAGATCTTCGCGCAGCCGCAGCGTCCGCCTCCGAGCATGGGCAAAGGCGGTGGTGGGTTCCGTCCGCAGCCCCCTCCCATCATGGGAGGCGGGAAAGGTGGATACGATCCTAATCGACGCATGCAGGCAAATCCGGGATTTGACACACCGTTTGGGAATTTCCCACAGCCTCGCAGACCTGAGCGCCGTACCAATCAGTTGGGGTTAAACCAGCGTAGCGGTCCGGGTTATGGACCCCCTGTTTCTGGCGGTGGTATGCGTACCGCTGATTTGCAGGATAGTAATCTCGACGGAATCGATGATCGAGATCAAGGGCCGCGAACTGGCGGTCCGGGAGCGACCCCTCCTCCTCTTACTGCTGGCGAATTTTTTGAGCCGGGATCTCAGCCCCCCACTATTGGTGGTAAAGGTGGCGGTGGGCAAACTGATAACATCACGACTCGTAGACCCAGTGTTGGATTTGATCCAGAAGGTCGTTTCCGCAATCGTCAAAATAATCCTCCTAGCAATATCCTCAAGCCACCGCCTGTTGGCGCTGTTGTTGGTCCTTACACGGGAGGTTTTGGCAATAACGTGCCAGAGCCTATGTTTGATATGAACCAAGAGTTCAGATCTTATCCGGGCGGTAGCACACCAAGAGGAGGAGTGGGGCAGTCACTTCCCCCAGATATTTCTGGCAGTCCGTTTGGCCAGTTGCTTGGTGGCGGCTTAGGTGGAATGCCTACTGGCGGTCCTCAGATTCGCGCAGACTATGAGCCAATAGGCGGAAGAAACTTTGACATGTTGCCGACCGTTGTGCCGGATAACTACATTCCTCGCTTTGGAAACATGGGTTTTTTCCAAGAAGGCGGTCAGGTTCCCCCTGATGCCAACATGGAAATGATGATGGCCGAAACCGCACAGCCTGAAATGGCTGGCGAATATGACCGGCTTATCCAGATGACGATGCAGGCGATCTTGGGTCAAGTCGAGAACCCGGATGAAGTGATCCAGATGTTCATCGATGAGTTCGGTGTTGATTCGTTTAGACAGTTGCGTGACGCAGTCCTGAAGCAGCAGGTTCCCAACGCCCAAACCGAAGGAATGGTCGATGGCAACGGCGGCGGCATGGACGATCAAGTGATGGGCATGATCGGTAACCAGCGTCCGGTGGCAGTGTCGCCGGGTGAGTACATTGTGCCTGCTGATGTGGTGTCAGGTCTTGGCGATGGGAGTTCCAAGTCAGGCGCAGACATCCTCGATGAATTGAACCAAGCCGTTCGCATGGCTCGTACGGGAACCCCTGAACAGCCCCGTCCGCTGATGGAGACTCTGCAGCAATGAATGCAGCAGTAGAGGAAATGCAAGTCTATGTGTCGTTGGTTCCGCCCATGCACATTGAGGATGCTTGGCCTTCACTGGTGTCTTATTTGGAACCTGCTGTCGAAAGATCTAACGGCAGATGGACTATGGATGCTCTGAAGATCTGGGCATTCAATGGTGAAAAGCAGATCTGGATCATCTTCGATGACAATAAAACGATACACTGTGTGGCGGTCACACAGAATGTCGTTTACCCGGCCAGCAAAATGCTCTCCATCGAGTTCCTCGGTGGTGCTGGCTTAGATAAATGGGCGTTTAAACTTCTCGATGTACTTGGCAGTTGGGCCAAGGACAGCGGATGCAATGGAATAGAAGCCACCGCAAGGATCGGCTTCTGGAAATGGCTTGAGAAAGACGGTTTCGATAAAGCCTACACCGTATTCGAGAAGAGGTTTGAACAATGAGTAAGGGCAGTAAAGCACCTGCTGTTCAAGAGAGCAGGGTTACCCAGAGTAACCTTCCTCCGTACGCTGAGCCGTACTATCGATCAGCCCTTGAAAGGGCGATGTTTGAGAGTGCGCGTCCCTACGAGCCGTACCTCAATCAACGCCTCGCTCAGTTTGCACCCGAAGAAACCTTTGCCCAGCGTGGCATCATGGCGATGGGCCGCCCGACTCAGATCGGAGAAGCCACCGATATCTTTCGTCAAGTCGCAGGGATGCGTGGTCCATCAGGGATGGATATCGCGGGTCAGTTCAACCCGCAAGCAATCTCCCCGCAATACCGTGGCAGAGAGTTCCAGACGGGGTATGCGCCCGGTCAGTTCGGATCTGAGTACACCGCTGGTGGCATTGGCGATCTGTATCGTGCGGGAACCTATGCTCCGGGATATACGCCCGGTCAAATTGTGTCCACCTACCGACCCGGTCAGTTTGCGCCGGGGTTCCAAGCACAGACTTATACTTCTGGCTATCAGCCCACTCGGTTCCAGAGTAACTATCAGGCCAGAGAGATCACTCCGGGATATCAGGCCGGTCAGTTCACGGATCGGTATCGCGCAGGTCAGATCACGCCAGAATATCAGGCTGGAACTTTCGATCCCGGCTATCAGGCATCACGTTTAAATGCTGGATTCGAAGCCGGTTCACTTGCGGCACCGGGCGCTATCGAGCAATACATGTCTCCGTACCAGCGCATGGTTACGGATGTGGAGAAGCAGGCTGCGGTTCAGGCTTCTCAGATGCAGGGTTCCCAAGAAGGTGCTGCTGCAGCCCGTGCTGGAGCCAAGGGCGGTACCCGTGAGGCGTTGATCCAAGCCGAGAGACAGAAGGGTCTGTCTCAACAGTTGGCTGGTATCGAAGCCCGTGGCGCACAGAGTGCGTTTGAACAGGCTCAGAGAGCCTTTGAAGCGGATCGTGCTGCCAGATTGCAGCAAGGTCAGTTCGGCATTCAGGCGTTCCAGACTCAGGAAGGCGCACGTCAGCGTGAGGCTGAGATGCGCTTTGGCGCACAGCAGGCCGGTGAGCAGGCACGTCAAGAGGCCGCTCGTATGGGCATGACTGCTCAACAGCAGAACGAAGCCGCCCGTCAGGCTGAGGCTGACTTCAGTCTTCGCGCATTCCAAACTCAGGAAGGGGCGCGTCAACAACAGGCGCAGTTCTCGCTTCAGGCCCAGCAGGCTAGTGAGCAAGCGCGTCAGGAAGCAGCCCGAATGGGCCTCTCGGCACAGCAGCAAGAAGATGCTGCCCGTCAGGCTGCAGAGCAGTTCCGTCAGCGAGCCTTTGGCATGGGAGCAGAGGAGCGCCAATTCCAAGCGACCATTGGCATGCAGGCGCAGCAGGCTGCAGAGCAGGCGCGTCAACGTGCTGCAGAAATGGGCATGACCGCCCAGCAACAGAACGAAGCGGCTCGTCAGGCTGCAGAAGAGTTCCAGTTGCGCGGGTTCCAAGCCCGAGAGTCCGCTCGTCAGCAGCAAGGTCAGTTGGGACTGGGCGCATTCCAAGCCCAAGAAGCGGCTCGTCAACAGCAACAGCAGTTCCGGTTCCAAGCACAACAGGCTGGAGAACAAGCCAGACAAGAAGCCGCTCGTATGGGTCTCACTGCACAGCAGCAAAGCGATGCTGCGAACCGCGCTGCACAAGAGTTCTTGTCAAGGTCTCAAGAGTTCAACGTCGAGCAGCAGAGACAGCGAGCATTGCTTGGATTCCAAGGCATGGAGGCAGATCGTGCTGCACTGGAGCAACGACTCCGCGCAGCAGAACTTCTTCGTGGAACCGGTTTGTCACAGCAGGAATCGGATCTGCAGAGACTGCAAGCCCAGTTGGGTATTGGTGGTCAGCGCCGCGATCTCATGCAGCGTGGACTCGATATCGGCTACGAAGACTTCCTGCGTCAACAGGCGTTCCCGCGAGAGCAACTCGCATTCCTCAGCAACCTCCTGCAAGGCGTTCCGGTACAGCCGGGTACGACAGTGGCCACCTATGGTCGTCAGCCGACACCGACCCAGCAGTTACTGGGCGCAGGCTTAGGTGCAGCAGGTCTATACCGCACACTCGGCGGGGGGCAGGGTTAAACCATGAACATTCTCCAGATGGAAGACATGGTCAAAGGTCTTCCGGATCAAGTATTGATGCAGGAAGCGCAGATGCCTTCCGGTCAGATCCCCCAGTTCTTGGCGTTGTCGGAAGTGCAGCGCAGAAAGGAGATGCGGGATAAGTTCCAAGCCCCGCCACAAGCCACTGTAGCCGATCAGATTCTGCAGAGTGGTATCGCTGCAGCCATGCCTCAGCAGCCGCCCCAAGGCGGTATGGCTCCGCCACAGGGCATGCCGATGGGTCCAGAGATGGGTCCGCCTCAGGGTCCACAAGGTGCGCCGGTCATGGCGTACGGCGGTGGCCAGATGCCGTATCGGATGTACGGCGGCGGACAGGTTCCCGGTACCGTGTACATGCAGCAAGGTCAGACGGTTCCCAGAACATCTCGCGCACAACGAGTCAACCAACTGCGCGATCAGATTCAAGCGGCCATTCTTCAGGGCGCTCCCAAAGAGCAGGTTGATGTATTGCGTAGTCAGTTAGAAATACTGACTGCTCCTGCGCCATTGACTCCGCAGGCTCAGGATTATCAGACGTTCCAAAGGATTCGTGAGGCTGGTGTATTCCCGCAACTCACTACCCCAGCGTTGGAGATGGCAGCACCTGATTTCTCGGCACAATTAAATGCTGCGATGCAGCCTGCTGCTGCGCCAGATGTTGCTGCTCCGAATGCTGCTCCAGCCATGGCACCTACTGCCGACACAATGCAGGCTCTGCCTGCAACAGACATGGCTTCTATGTTTAACCAGTTCCGTGCAAACATTGGCACTGGTGGTGGAATGCCACGAAATCTTGGTCAAGCGATTCAGCCTTTCGAGCAGTACTTTGCCATCGACCAGAATGCTCCTGCGTTGCAAGCCACTGATTTCAGCCCATTGATTCAGCAGGCTGAGAAGCGTGGTGCAGAACGTGCGGCGAGTTACGCCGAGACCATCAAGGGCATTGAAAACGAGATGAAGCGGGAGCGCCTTGGCGCTGTCCTGACTACACTCGGTGCCAACCTGATGGCCGGTGAAGGCGCGGCTGGCCTTGAGAAGGCTGGCGTTTTGGCCCAGCAGATGGGCAAGGAAGCGCGGCAGGAAATTTCTGCAGAGCGTCGTGCTGCAAGAACTGCAGAAGAAGCCACCTCAGATCGTATCTTTGCATTGAATGCACAGCAGTTGACTTCCGACAAGGAAGCGCAACGAGCCATCTTCAATGCACAGCAAGGCGTGAAGGAAAAAGCCTTCAATGCTTTGAGCAAGCAGATGGAAAACCAGCAGCAGGCTGCACAGGCTGCAAGCCAGTTGGCTGCTACGCTCACCGTTGGCGCGGTCAACAGCATGCGCGACAAGATTGTCACCGAAGGTGCCAACGCTCGCGCTGTTCTGGACTTCGCCAAGGAACAAGCAAGGTCGCTCAAGGACACATTGGGAACTTCGACCGTTGGCATGGCTGCTGCTGATATTCAGAAGTTGGTGGAAGAAACATTGATCAGTGGAATCATCACTGGTTACAAAGCAATCGGTCAGGCTCCGCCGAAAGGGTTTGAATCACAGATCCGTGCCGCTGCCGCCACCACTGGAGGAACGAAAGGAACTGCGTCAGAATCAGATCCTCTTGGACTTCGTCAATAATCGGAAGGTCACATGGCAACTATCGCGGATATTCGTAAGAAGTATCCTCAGTACAATGACCTTTCTGACCGGGAACTTGCAGAAGGCTTTCATCGAAACTTCTACAGCGATATCCCGTTCGACGATTTTGCACAACGGATTGGACTAGAAGAGCGCACTGTCCTTGGCCAGATAGGTCAGACGTTTAAAGCGGTCCCGCGTGGCATTGCCAACACGGTTCTGTCCACTGGCGAGGGTCTGGCGGAACTGGCTGACGCAGCCACCAACTTGGTTGGCGCGGAAGGTCTGATTGATTCCGGCGATGAGAATGCTTTGGTCAAGGCTTCTCGGGAAGGCCGTGACTGGATTGCGAACAGCGCACTTGGCGCAGATCCCTCCTACCAAGATGCTTGGTTCACCAAGTTCGGTGAAGGCGCTGGATCGATGCTCACGTTCCTCGCCCCGGTGGGAATCCTCCGTGGACTGGGGGCAGCAGGCAAAGCGATCCCCAAACTTGGTACTTCGGCACGGGAACTGGCTCTGACGGGAACCCTTGCAACAGGCTCGGGCGCAGGCGAACAAGCGCAGCGTGTTGAAGCAGCGCGGGCGCAAGGACTCGAAGTTACCCAAGGCGAAGAGGACGCAGCCGTTGGACTTGGCGGATTGATCGGGCTATCTGAGATTGCCCCGATTGCATCGATCCTCAAGCGGGTTCCCAAGAATGTCACGCCTGCACAGAAGTCTCGGATACTGGATCTTCTGCAGAAGTCCATCCGTGGTGGTGCAGAAGAAGCGGTGCAAGAATCTGCTGCAGGATTGCTGCAGGACTTCACCGAGAAAGGAATCTACAACCCTGATCTCGCTGTCGGAGAATCGTTCTGGGACGATCTGACCGTTGGTGGTGCTGTCGGTGCGTTCGCAGATTTCGTGGTCAATGCTGCCGCAGGACGGCGCAGTTTCATCACCACCGAAGCACAGCGTGAGTACGAGGCTCAAGCCCGTCAACGTGAACAGGCGAACATCGAGAAGATCCGCCAGTCTCTGGCTACCGAGGCGGAGCGCAGAGCAAACATACAGGCTGACCCGGAAGGGTTCACTAAAGCCGCCGCACAGGCTCAGGCAGCGGCTGCAGGGGTTGCTCCGCCAACCGGTGAAGGTCCGCCAGTACAACGCGGTGGAGCCTATGCCCGTGCGATCTCCAATCAGTTGGGCGACTATTTCCCAACCAACACTAAGTTTGAAGTTAAGCCGGGTCCGTCAAAGCAAGGGCCAGAAGGTCAGACCTTAACCACCCATGTGGTAGTGGACTCAGCCGGGAATCAATACGGCCAAGCACTCGACAGTTACGAAGAAGCCATTGGTCTTGCCTATGGTTTAAACACAGAAGTAATAGATCAACAGGTTCGGGGCCAAGTTCTCAATACCCTTGAGACTTCGGGTCAGGCTTACGATCAGGTCACTGCAGACACCCTGACCCGGTACGGTGTCCAGATCCTGAGTCCTGATCGGAACCTCATCACTTCCGCTGCCATCAACGAGGCTGCTGGAACCACTGCCGACAAAGGCTACATCGAGAACTACGGTTTCCAGACCATTCTCAATGGCGAAAAGACCAAGGATGGTTATGTTGTTCAAGGTCCGAATCAACGGCCCGTCACAGTTCCCGGACTGACGCTCTCTCAACAGATCAACCAGAAGCGTAAAGAGCAGGGACTGCCTGAGACCCAGACCTTCACTGTGGATGAAGCCCGTGAAGCGTTGGGCGATAAGTTCGAGCGATTGACCGACATCAATGTCGCAGCGATCCCGGACAACTTGTCTTACACCGCGACTGTTATCAACGGCAAACCCTCTGTTGTCAGCGCAGCCAACGAAGTTTTCACTTCCCGTTTTGCCAGCGCAGAAGACAGCGAGGCTTCTGGCAAGAACGAAGACGGCACACCGAAGATCAAGGTGGGTCAGAAGATTGAACTGAAGTCCTTGGAAGATGCTCAGGCTTTTGCTGAACGCAAGAACAAAGAAGCCGCCAAAGGACAGGGTTTGTCCACACAGGAAATCAACGAAATCCTGAAGGGCAAGAAGACACTGAACGATGAGATCACTCGGCTGCTCAAGTCGAAGAACATCGGATCAGAAATTGATACACCCGAAATCAAGACGCTGTTTAAATCAATTGTCGGGAAAGAATCACTGGCCGACATGTCGTTCGGTGAACAGCGGTTGTTGTACGCCCGTCTGCGTACGCTCCCCATGTTCGAGGCGACCACCAAGTTGCCGGTGTTCGAGGCCAAGCCGTACACCCGAGACAACTTCCTTGCGGCATCCAAGTTCGTGCAAGACGCGAACTCGTTGGGTCAATCAATCACTGACGATCAGATCGCACAGGCTGCGGGCATTCTGCCCAATGACGAACGCAAGGATGTCAAGGTCGAAGCGATCAAGGCTGAACTTGTCAAGCAAGGGGTTCCCGTAACCAAAGCGGTCAAGCCTGTTCTGGCTCTGCCTGCTCCGACTGGAACCACTGACACCTACAACTTCCTGCGAGAAGAAATTCGCAAGAAGATGAAAGGGTTCGGGTTGGACGATATCGCTACCCGTATCGATCAGACCCTGCTCAACTTCGGTGACCCTGTCCGATACATGCAGGAGATGGGCGCTGAAACGGAAGGCTATTACAACCCGTTCCTGCGCGAGATTACCTTGGCGGTGGATCGTATTGATCCGCAGAAGACGCTGACTCCAGAGCAGCGCGTCAATGCGTTGGCCGATGTACTGAACCACGAGATCGTTCACCCTGTACGGGAACTGGATCTGTGGACGGGGCAGGAATGGGACACGTTGTCCAATGCTGCAGCCAGACTGAAGCGTAAGGACGAACAGGGCAAAGACACCGGCCAGACTTATCTGGAATGGGCGCGTCAGAACTACGCTGATCAAAGTCCGTTGGTGCAGGAAGAAGAGTCAGTAGCAGACCTGTCACGTCAGGCCAAGAAGTTTGGTGCCAAAGCGGTCGCGGGCAAGCCCAAAGTTCTGGCTGACAAACTGTTTAAATTCTTCGACCGACTCGACAACTCGTTCCGTGGTGCTGGGTTCCAGTCGTACTCCGACATCTTGGATCGTCTGCAGTCCGGTGAAGTGGGTGCGCGTACCCGTGGCGAAATCAGAACGCTCCGTGCTACGGAAGCAGAGATGGCGCAGCAGGGCGTGTTGCCTGAGCGGTTCAGTGACTACCAGCCGATCCTTGCCACCCCGGTGGTGCGGAACCAAGAGCGCGAGAAGAAGAAGGTCGAGGTCCAACAGAAAGCACAGGCTGCTGGTGTCACCGACTTCAACCCGAATGCCCTCGAAGGCGCAGCGATTCGTGAGTCTCGACGCGCTATCGAGAACATCCCGAAGACTATCGATGTCGATGGGGTGGTTAAACTCACTGACGACTCAGAAGGTAGGGCTATCTATTCCGGTTACGAAGGACCGGAACTGTTCGGCATGGAAACCGCGCCGACACAGCAAGGGTTGCGTAACTTCTGGAACTGGTTTGGCAACAGCAAGGCTGTAGATAATTCCAAGCGCCCACTGGTTTACTACCATGGAACCGCTGGCGATATCACAGCGTTCCGTCCGAAACAGGCAGGATCTGTATTCATCACTCGCAATCCAGAGTTTGCAAAAACATTCTCTGATTTGTCTAGCGAGTACATGATCGATAACTTCACTGATTTTATAAGTAATCAGGAAGTTTTGAATGTACTGAATGAATCGATGCGTAGTAGCACTACGCCAAAGTTCTACGACAAACTTGAAGCCATCCAAAAGAAAGTATCTGCCGCTGTTCAAAGCGGACAGCCTTTAAGTGGAAATCTGCTTTCTGATATTAAGGATCTTTATCAGACATCTGGCGTTAGTTCGAAGATGGTAGAGAGCATTAAGTCAAGAATGCCTACCAACGCCAACATAGTTCCGGTGTATGTCAAAGCAGAGAATCCTTTTGATTACGAAAACAAGCAGCACATTAGAGATGTTCTGAAGAAGATCGATGAAACTTCTGCACTTGAATTGGATTCAGGCCAGATTGAAGGATTGAAGAAAGGCGACTGGACTGCTGTTGAAAGCCCTGTGATTCTTAATGCAATTAAGAGTCTTGGATTTGACAGCATGTATGTCGAAGAGATGGACGAGAAGAACCTCGCCGTCTTCGACCCCAGTCAAGTTAAGTCTGCCATTGGCAACAACGGACAGTTCGGCCCCACTCCCAGCATTCGGGAGTCGCGTATCTCTTCTCCGGGCCTGTTTGAACAGGCTGACATTGGGATCAATGTTCGATCTGATCAAAAATCAGGCTTGCGTTATGCGGACGAAATTATTGATGGGAATAAAAAATACGAGACTAGAGACAGCGATTCATTACGACCTTATGTCGGCAAACGTATTGCGATTGTCCGTACTGGTGAAGGCACGGCAAAAGCCATAGGAGAAGTCACAGTTGGAGAGCCGATCCTTGTAAATGAGACGCAGTTTAACGAAATGCGTTCAGAGCATTTAGTTCCTGCCGGTAGCACTTTTGACATTAAGCCCGGATCTAAAAAGTATCTGTATCCGATGCTAAATCCTGTGCGCTTTGATGAAGAAAAAGATGTTGGTGCAGGGATCGTTGCTCGTAAGGTTATTGATAAAAGTGCCGGCATTCGCGAGTCTCGCCGCAGTCCCAATGTTGTTAGCCTGATGAGCAATCAGGAGCAGCCGCCTCGCAAACTTACCGGCAAGACGCAGGTTGCTCAGTTCCTGCAAGACCGTGCGCTGGAAGCATTGGGCGGTCGTCCGCGTAATTTAAACAACGAAACAGATCGCGATGCTATTGCTGATGATCTCGTTGAGGAAGCCCTTTACGAGATGGAAGCGCAGAAGAATGCGTTGGAGTGGTACGACTCCACCATCGAGCGCACCATTGAAATGATGTCGCTCCGGCATCCGGAGATTAAGACTGACCCCAATGCTCGCACTGCATTCCTTGTCAGCCTTGCGGTGACTTCGCAGAACCTCGCGGTTCCTGACAACCTCAAGTACTCCGAGGAAGTTTACAACCACTTCAAGCGTAACCGCCGGTTCCCAGAGAAAGGGTTCGGATCTAAGGCGGGTTCCATCAAGCGCAACTTCGAAAAAGCAAATATGCTGATCGATGAGTTGGGTTCGATGGAAGCGTTCACTGATTTCCTGCAGACCGAGTTCACCGTTGGTCAGTTGAATCCCATCCTCAAGGGACACCTTGGAAAGAAAGCCAAGGTCGGTGGCGAACTGGTTGGCGCAAAGGTCTATGGCTCTGCAGTCTTCGGACCCAAGATCGGCAACGGTTTCTACACCAATCTTCGCGGCGACTTCAGCCCGGTCACCATCGACATGTGGTTCATGCGAACCATTGGTCGCTTGCGCGGCAAGGTCATGGACTTCGATGAGAAGAAGTTCGGCAAACAGTTGGAGCGTCTTGCCAAAGCGGAGGGCATGGAAGGCGCATCAGTAGATGACTTGGTTGCGCGAGCCACTCAACTGCAGAAGCAGCATGAGAAGGACTTTAAACAGTTCCGCGCCGAGTACGATGCGGGCATTCGCAAGAAGTCGGAAGCCACAAACGCTGCCATCACCATTGTCAAATCGCTGAAAGCGACTCGTGATGCTCCTTCTACGGGAACCGAGCGCGATCAACTTCGTGATATCGTCAATCGTGCGGTCAATAAAATGCGTGACCGTACCGGACAGGATATTTCACCTGCTGCATTTCAAGCGTTGATCTGGTATCCTGAGCAAGATTTATATAAGAAACTTGGTGTCAAGTTAAAACACGTCAGGCAGGACTATGCAAATAGCACAAAGCAATTTCTCCGCCGAGAAGGAATCGATGAGCGAGAACTCAAGCGAGCCGAGGATCGGGTTCGGAGCCGCCGACAACGTGGAGCAAAACGAGTTCGACCGGGAGCAGTTGGAGATGTCGAAGCCGCAGTTGCGCCAACAGGTGAAGGAGTTGGTGCGCCTCTACAAGGCGCAGAAGCAGCCCCGTTAATTCGTGAATCCCGCATTGCCCCTCGTCCAGAGGTGCAGTTGCAGGATGCAGCGAAGAAGGCTCAGGCCAACATCGACCGCACCCCCACTGGTGCGATCCCACTCTACAATTTAAACGCATCGCCTGATGCGCTGTATGTTGCCCAGAATCCTGAGGCTGGCGAACAGTTCGATGCACAAGATTTGATTCGTTACTCGCGAACAAACACGCCGCAGTACAGCACTGGCGTACAACAGATCATCGACAAGTTAGCGACTGCCCCGCCAAATCAAACGCCGGGACAAACGGTGATTGGTGCAGTGCAGTTGCCGCCACTTCGAAACATGATCGATAAGTTTCGACAGAACTGGATCTTCAACTACTCACGTCTTGAGTATTACAACCAGATGCATCCAAGCCTGATCAACAATCTGGCGGATGTCAGTTCGTTGGCTGGCGCTGAGATGGCAGATCGCAGCAAAGCGATCACTGCTTCTGCGATCACAGATGGGGTTCCCGTATACCGTAATGGAACGGTTCGTGTGGAACCCTTTGTCCATAACAATCGTGAGTACAAAGGACTCATCGATGTGATGGCTCCTCTGTTCAATAACCCTTACGGCAACTTGGAAGAACTCGCTCAGTCTTACGCGATCATGGTTCGCAGCATGAGACTGAAAGCGGAAGGCAAACAAGCGCCCGGTGATCCGGCAGACTTCCCAAGGTTGCAAGCAGAGGTTCGCAGGTTCACCAATCCTGCGACCGGGAACTCGATCATCGAAGAATGGTATGACGCATGGCAGGCGTACAACGCCTACACCGTGCAATTCCTGCGCGATACCGGAATGATCGATGATGCTGGCGCACAGTTGTGGCTGCAGCAGTCTGACTATGTTCCGTTCTATCGTGAGACGGCAGCAAACGCCAAGACTTTCCCGAAGATCTTCGGTGGTTTAACCGCGACCACCCATCTCAAGGCTGTAGGTAAAAGCGAAGAAGCCATTAACATTCCTTTGCTTGAAGCAGTGCTGACCAATCTTGATGCCGCGATTGGCATGGGCATGAGGAACGTGGCACAGCAGCGCATCGTTCGCGACATGATCCAGATTGGTATGGGCCGCATGGTGCAGCCCGGTCAGGCTATCGAAGGTCAGAACACTGTCACCTTCAAAGTTGCAGGCAAGAAGTACACCGCGTTCATTGATGATCCGTTGATCTTCGAATCCATGCAGGCCATGCCTGACATGGGTGCAGCAGGTCTTCTGGAAGATGTATTCAGGGTTCCCGCAACCGTACTCCGCGAACTGATTGTGCGTGAGCCGGGATACATGATCGCCAACATGCTGCGCGATACCGCATCTGTAGCCCTGACAAGCGGCGCAAACATCATCCCTGTCTACGATACGGTTCGCAATTTCAACAGCGGCCTAGAGAATCTGCGTCGGTATGGCGTGGTCGGTGGCTATGACTTCGCCCGTGATCCTGAAGATATGGTTTCGTATCTGGCTGATGAAGCCAAGAAGCGCGGACATCAGATCCCGGTGGACTACGACAGCAAACTGAAAGGCTTTGCGAAGTCCAAGTACATGCGCCCGTTGATGGCAGCATGGGATGCACTCGGTGGAATCTCCGACAAAGCCGAAGCATCAACCCGTAACGCTGTGTATCAGGACACACTGAAGCGCACAGGCAACGAAGCCGAAGCGGTATATCAGGCTTTGTCTGTGATCAACTACGGACGGCGCGGAAGATATCCTGCAATCAGAGCCATCACTGCATCGGTTCCATTCTTGAATGCTCGCATCCAAGGTCTCGATAAGTTGTATCAGGCTGGCACTGGAACATCTGGAAAGTTTAAAGATCGCCGCAAAAACATTGGCAACTTTGCATTCCGTGCTGGACTCATGGTTGGACTCACGGGTTTGTACTATGCGCTCGTCTCTGACGATGAAGAGTACAAGAACGCCAACCCTGAGGTAGTGGATAACTACTACATCTTGCCGGTGAAGAACGGCGACCCCGCGAAGGGTGAGAAAGGTCTGGCGATTCGTATCCCGATTCCGTTCGAAGTGGGTCTGTTGTTCAAGACTATCCCCGAGCGAATCATGCGTCGGTACTACGATGTCGATGTGGCACGGGACACAGAACAGTCACTGAAACGTGCTGTGTTTTCTACTCTTGCGTTTAACCCTGTTCCGCAGGCGGTGCTGCCGATTGCGGAAGTCATTGCCAATTACGATACGTTCACGGGTCGAACCATCATCCCCCCGTACATGGATGAACGAATGGCGGCTGAGTATCAGGCTCGGTTTGGAACCAATGAGTTTGCCCGTATGTTGGGCGAAGCCACTGGCTTCTCTCCCATCAAGATCGATCATCTGATGAATGGTTACTTGGGAACCATCGGTACTTACACACTGGATGCTATTGACCATGTGTTGCGTGACACTGATCGGATGTATCCGACACGGGAACCCTATCAGTATCCGTTCGTGCGTCGGTTCTTTGCAGACAGCAATCAGCCGGGACTACAAACTCAGTACTACGATCTTTACAAGGAAGTGGGCAAGGTCACCAACACCATTCGTTCGCTGCGAGAAGACGGGCGCGTCGATGAACTGAATGCCTATCTCATGGAGAACCAATCCATACTTGGCATCAAGTCAGGGGTGGATGTCCTCAACAAGCGGATGAAACAGTATCGCGATCAGAAGGAAGCGGTACTCAAATCCACGCTTGATCCTGAGGTGAAGAAGGAACTGATCGATGATCTGGATGCCAGCATCAATCAGACCCTGCAAGTGGTTCCCATCCTGAAGAGAGCGGCATACAGTGAGCAGAGACAAGCAGGCTAGTCGGTACCTTGGCAAGGTCAAGGAACTCGACTGCGCTCTGTGTACGCTCTTGGGTCAAGGCCAGACCTCTGTCACCGAAGCCCACCACATCCGCACAGGGCATGGACTCGGCGACCGCGCAAGCGATTACCTGACTGTCGCTCTGTGTGTGGAATGTCACCGTGGAACCCATGGATTCCATGGCACCAAAGCACTGATGAAGATCGCCAAACTATCCGAACTGGATCTGTTGGCTGAAACGATCCGCATGCTGGATGAAAAAAAGGGGGCTGGATTACAGCCCCCGAACTTTGCAGAAGATACCAACATGGACAGAGGAGCAACCGCTGTCTAGATTGAGTCTAATCTGATTGTTCAGACCACACAACATCGTGGTCGATACCGAACGCAATGATCATGTCGATCATGTCCGCCATCTCTTGCTTGGACATGCCTGAGGTAGGTTCCCCAAGGAACACCATGCCTCCCTCGATCCCCGGCACCATCCGCTGTTTGCGTAGTGCTGCAGTGAAGATCCATTTCCAATCCCGTTTAGACAGTCTCTGTCCGTACCATTCGACCTGATCCGAGATATCCCCCAGCATCGCCCACATCATGGCGTTCTGACCAAGTGTTCTACGGTTCTTCTTGATGACTGTCCCGATCAAGGACTCCAAGTTCTGTTCCATGGTCATGTCTCCGCAGAGAACCAATCGGTTTGCCTCTTCAGGAACTTCGGCCATTCCGGTTTTGCAAAAGACTTGTCATGCATCAGAAGGTGGTTAGTCGGCTGTGCAGTGAACCTTCCAAGGCTGGGGAGTGAGAAGAAATAGAACTCCTTAGCCTGTTCTGGTTCAGCACTGAACCCGTCCCCGATAGGGACAAGGGTAAAGAGGTAATCACCTATCACCTCTAACCGATTCTGGAGGCGCACAGTGGCTTGCATGCCCGAGACGAAGGGGTACTCAAGGGTCGAGAACTGCCAGCCATAAGCGTCCCATGTTGCAGCATCCGCAGGTTCCCAAGGCACCGCTTTGGGGGACAGCGCCAACTGGTGCAGCCCCACGTTCCTGTAGATGGCACCGCATTCGAGCATGACATGGCAACCAAACGCCCGTCCCGGCCATACGTTTAAACCAAACCAGACAGCCCGCATCCAGTCATGTTCCCCGCAAGCGTTGGGTTCCAGCCAGACGTACTGGTGTTTGGGTAATGGGCCTGAGCCTGTGGATAACGTCATTGCTGACTCTCTTTCCAGATCTGGATGTCGTACTTCTTGATGCCGCGCCGCAGTGCTGTGCCAAGGACTGATTGGCTGATGCCCCATGCATCACGCAGATCCTTGTATTGCACCCGCTCTCCGTACTTCTCGGCTTCCGCTTTGCGTTGCATAAGTTGTTTGTATTGTTCCAGTGTGAGCCGTGGTTCTTTCATGTCTCACCCCTCGCCCGAATTGCGGCGGCTATCTCAAATGCATTCTTGTCATCAATATCAAAATTACCTAGCAGCACTTCTATACATTTCTCTCGTTCTGCAGCGGCAACGAGGGCGGCGAAGCGTTCAAGGTTTTCTAAGTTTGGAATACGCACAACGTATCCAGCGCCGTCTTTAACGCGCTCATGCAAATCAGCCTGTCGCGCCATGCGGATGATGTCGTCGCGGGTCATCTTGGTTTCCTCTTGCGCTTTAGTTTCTGATTTTCTTCTCGCAAATACCTGATCTCTTGGGCGCACCGTTTAAGCAGTTCGCTAATCAAGATAAACTCTGTTTCAGTGGTGATGGCGTTGATGGTGTTCTTGTCTTCTTCGCACCAGCCAAGAACCTCAAGAATATCTTCGCGCTTCCAGTTCATCATTCTTTGTTCCGCAGATGCTCTATCTCAGCCTTCAATGTGTTGATTTCCTGCGCCAATACATTTGCTTCGAATGACATTCCTGCTTTGCGAATCGCAGCCAGACATTCATCGATCTTCACTTGCTGGGAATATCGCCACGGCATTCTCGCCATTTCTTGCGCCCATGATCCCGGCGGTGAATCGTTGTCAATTGTCATTGTGCTTCCAAGTATAAGTCAGTATGTTGTTCTTTTCACCAGTCAATTGGAAACCCATTTTTTCATGCAGTCGAATAGATGGAATGTTGTCCTTCCAAATTTCTGCAATCAACACAGGATATTCCTCCTGCGATTCTTTGATCATTTGTTTGGCAATGCCTTTGTTTCGATACTTCTCATCCACCACTTCCGTGATGAATGCCGCGCTTTTGAACTGCCCTTCAGATACAACAATCGTTCTTTTAATCAGCATGTACCCAGAAATCTTTTTGTCTGTGAATGAAACAAAGACATGAAAATTTTTAGGCTTAAATAAAAAGAACTTGATCTGCTCTAGCAAACCAATCTTTCTACGAGTGCCAGTCAAGTTCTGAAAGTTTGCGTTACGAATCTTTCTGATCTTCAGGTATTCGCCCAATAGGATTGCCGGAACAATGACGGTCATGACTGCCCCTGAAGATAATTCTTTACGTCCAACTTAAAGTAGTCGAAGAAGTTCACATCGCCACCGATCTTCGCCTTCATGGTTCCTTTCTTAAAATGAAACAAGTAAGGCTTGCCCTTGAGATAAAAGAACTCCGGCTTGAAGATATCCTTGAGGTACGACAACAGGAACTTGTGTGTAAACACATCGGAGTCTTTGGCAAACACATACTCCAAAGCCTGATGGGTCATGCCGTACTTCTTGGGGAACGATGTCACCTCATGTCCGGTGTCCATCCAGTTCAATGAGCCAAGAGGCATGTTCAGTTCTTCTGCCATCTCATTGGTGTTGATGAATCTGAAAGGCAGGTTCTCTGCGTTCAAGAAATCATCGAACCTTGTCACAGGACCATCACTTAGAACGCGGTTCAACGAAGTGCAGCGGATCGCAAAGAACCCAAGGTTAGGAATCCCTTGATACTTCCGCATCTTCTGCATGGCAATCCATGGTGCGAGTCCATCGGTGGGATCTTTCGCAAACCCCAATTCAATAGGCGCATAAGGTGTACCGAAGAAATCATGGATAGCCAACACATCCCGTATATCATCGTCCCAACCTTTCTTCAGGAACGCCATGTCGTAGTCTGAGAAGATCACGATGTCGCCCATCGCCTGTCTTGCCAGTACATTGATGGCAGAAGAATGGTTAGCCGAAGCCACGAACGGACCCTTCGAATAAGCCGGTGCTTGGATAGTGGCATCGGGCTGATTCTTCATGGCAAGGATCGCCGCAAGATCATGGTCTGTGTGGTAAGACACCGTGACTTTGACGGGCTGAGAAGCAAGGCTGCGTAGGTTCTGCAGATAGAAGTCGAGGCAATGGATGCCATCGGCTACCGCAGGGATACAGAGTTCGATGTTCATTACCATCCTCCGCGAATCACTTCGCAGATCCGGCTGACATCCTTTTCATCCATCTTGGTATGAAGGGGCAGGATCAAATAGTTGTCATCGATGGAGTCCATACGCGGGAACTCGCCTTGGGAACCAAAGACCGAGTACCGATCATTGCGGTAATGGGTTTGACCAGACTCGATCCCATGCTCGCGCAACTTGAGTTGTAAGTTTAAACGGTCTTCAGCAATGATCGTGAACAGCCACGCTGCATGGAATTTCCGTGGGCTGTAGTCGTCCACGATCCTGATCCCGCTGACCGTTTTGAGTTCGTTCAAGTACTGCTTGTAGAGAAAGCGACGGTGATACAGCACTTCGTCTATGCCCTGAAGCCCCGCTAAACCGATTGCAGCAGAGATGTCGGTCATCTGGTACTTGTACCCCACCTCGTGGATGTCGTTCTCCCAAACGCCTTTCTGCTTGTCTTCGCGGTTGATCCCGAACCAACGGAGCCGCTTGGCCAAAGGTTCCAGCGAAGCGTCCTTGAAGGTCAGCATGCCGCCGTCCCCGGTGGTCATGTGCTTGATCGCTTGGAACGAGTACATGGTGAACTCAGAGAGGTTCCCCACAGGGATGCCATCGAACGCTGCGCCCAGCGCATGGGCTGCGTCTTCGATCACCGGGATACCCCAGTCATCTGCCACTATCCGGATCTCTTCCATGTCGCAGGGCAGACCACCGTAATGCACCACCACAATCGCCTTGGTGCGGCTATTGATCTTGTCCCGAAGATCGGTGACCGACATGTTCAAGGTCAGCGGATTCACGTCCACGAACACCGGCTTGGCCCCGATATAGAGCAGCGGCAGATTGGTCGCAGTACAGGTGAAGAGCGGACACAGCACCTCATCGCCGGGGCCAATGCCCGCCATGAGATAGGCAATGTGCAGCGCGTCAGTCCCGGAACCCACTGCAATGCACGGTCCTTGCTGTCGGAACTTATGTTTAAACTCTAGTTCGAACTGATCAACCTTCGGACCTTGGCCGATCCACCGGGTATTCAGTACCTCGGTCACCATCCTCGATGCGTTACGGGGAACGTGCGGATGGAACAGCACTACGCCCTCTGAGGTTTGCATCAGGGGCATATCGTTCTTGGGTTCAGCCATTGTTCTTTGCCTCGTATTCAGCGCGGATTCTGGCCATCGCTTCTTCACGCACAGTGTCACGGACCAGTGCAATCAGTTTGCACATGACATGGCTTTCGGTTTTCTCTTGGTTTGCTTTGGTCAGTTCATCGAACTGTGCAGCGAACGCATCAACCATCTGCCAATCGATGTATTCGAGTTGCAGGTTGTCACCGATCCTTGCCCACACCGTTTCTTGTGCGGGAACCTTGATCTTGTCTTCTTCTTTGATGTCGAGGTAAGAGACATCATCATCTTGATCAGCCATCTGTAATCTCCTTTGCAAGTTGGGTCCATTCGTTTGCGTACTCGACATCCGCCCAATCCTTGAACCATGGACCACCACGGGTGAAGTGGACAGCCTGAGGATTGGGGCAATCGTTCTTGGTGTGCCAGCCTTCCAGATAGTTATAGGCAATGGGCAGTTCACCAATGTTCTCGTCACTCGTCCAACGGAATCGATGCAAGTACATCCCTGTCGCAATGCTCACGGTCTGCGGTGTCAGAATGTTTTTGACATCAGGGTGATCGCAATTGATCAGCATCAACGATGACCAGTTCTTTCTGGGGTACTGAGTCTGGACTGCACCGTCCATCTTGGAAACTTCTTTGGGCTTGTACTTGTGTTTAACCACCATCACAGCCTTGGAGTTGTCTTGGTAGTCCAGCAACGCAGCCACATCACCGCGCCACATGAAGTCGCAGTCCATGAACAATGCCCAGCCTTTGTATCCGTTTAAATACGGAGTTAAAAAACGGGTGAACGAAAACTCTGTGGACGACAAAGGATCATGCTCACGCCAGTACAGATTCTTTTCTCGCATCTCGAACTGCCGTATGGGAAAGATGTCGAGCGGTTGTGTGGTGTATCTCCACAGAGATTTGCAGCAGACCCGATAAGCCAGATCCTCTCTGCTGTCCCAGCCCACAAAGATCCTCATTGAATCTCCTTGAATGCATCCGTGATGAAAGTGACTTGATCGTGCATCTCCTTGAGTGCATCCATGACAAGCGCAACTTGATCATCCCAAGGCGCGATCATGTTCTTGCGCGGGAACAATCTGACTGACGGATACCAAGTACTGCGATCACCTTCTTTGCAGTTCCAGTACCAGAGTTTGTTGGCATCGAACACCAGTACAGGTTTGCCCATGCCGCCTGCCAGATGCACGTTCGCGTTGCTGCAGGCCACCACCACATCGCAGTTCTCAATGATCGCTGCCACACCTTCGAGATCGAAGAACGTGTTGACGAAAGACTGATGAACCCGTTTGCCTGTCGATTTCTCAAAGTCATCGATCTCTTTCTTGGGTTCCCCGTATTGCAGGTTCACCACCTTGACGTTCGGAAGATCGAAGATCGGTGCCAGATCCTTGAGCGCAATGCTTTTGTGTACGCCGACACGGGGAGCAGTGCTAGCCCATGACAACCCCACCACAAAGTCATCTTCGTTGATGCCAAGTTCTTTGCGTACTGCAGCAGCACGATCAGGGTTTGCTTTGACATGGTGGATGGCACGGTACTTGGGAACATCCTCGAACGAATGAATGAACGCGCTACCCAAACTGCCAATCGGAATCTGTGATTGGTATTCAGAGTTCTTGATCTTGGCTTCGTGGCTGACGAACTTGATTCCCGGCATACCACGGGCAAATAGTTTAAGCAGACGGCCATCGACCATCGCGGTCACATTGGGAGTGATCTTCTGCAACGCAGGGAGCAATGATCCATAGATGATTTGATCGCCTATCCCCTGCTCACACCACACCAACACTGACTCATAGCCTTTGTCAGGTTCCCAACGAGGAAGTTTGGTCTTGAGTTTGGGTGATTTAAACGCATCGCTTTTCCAGCGCCATTCGTAACCCGCCCAGCCTTTCGCGAAGTCGCCCATCTGCAGGGTGATCAGGCCCACTGTCCAGTTTGCATCGGCTGAATCAGGCTTCATGCGAAGACTAAGTTCGAAGTCCTTGATGGCTTCGTCCCAACGTCGCATCTCCCAGTTCGCTCGACCCCGTTGAATGAAAGACAGATGCATCAAGTCATAGAGATTGATGATGGGGTTGAGGCTTTCAATCCCACGGTCGTATTCGTCTTTGTCGAATGCGTGAACCGCTTTGTTGAACAGATCTTGAATGCTCTTGCTCACCAGTAATCCCTCCCGCCACGCTTCGATGCCCACTCCGGCGGCGGCACATGCGCCCACTCAGTGTGTCTGCGCCACTTCCAATCTCGGTACGCTCGCCTGATCCATTCGATCATGTGTGTCCCCTCCCGGCGACACCCGAAGATGCCGCCGGGGATTGTGGTTACAGCAGTTTGTTCAGGTCATCAATGAACTGAGAGACCAGTGCTTTGATGCGGACTTTCTTGCTAAGTCCTTTGGCTTTCACTACATGCTTTTTGTTTCGTTTAAATACTGAGTGAACCAACTGTGCGCTGTACCCAGTCTTGCGAACGACTTCTGATTTGGACAAACCTTTGTTTGCCCATTCACGAATGGTGTCTGATTTAGAACGGCGCATCGGCTTCCTCCCCGCGCTCCACCCACTGGCTTGCCGCCAACGAGATGTACTGGTTGCCTGCCTTCGAGGTGTTGTTCCATGCAGAGATGGACAACTTCGCGGGCTTGCCTGCTTTCACTGCGTCAACCAACTGCCGCAGCAGATCCTTGGTCAACGTCAGTTCACCACGCATCGCGGGTGACTTCTCAGACTTCATGGTCTTGCTCTTGAACAGAGCGCCCGTCGAACGATCATCACGATTGTAATCAGCCATTGCTAGTTGCTCCTTCGTACTTCGATTTCAACTCAATAAACGCCGTCTTCAACGCCTCGTACTGCTTCGGGTAGTTGCTGTCGAGGATATCAATCAACTGTTTGTTCTCGCTCCAGAAACCACGCAGCGAGTTGGTGTCCTTGCAGAACTGCTTGGCAAACTGCAACAACTTCTCGACGATTTCTGCTGCGCCTTCCTCAGAAGGAATGTCATTCGGCCCCTGCTTGGTGGGAACCTTTCTCTTCTGTTTGACTGCTGGGGTTTCATCGATGAGCGGACCTTCATCCAACTCAGCGACAGACTGCTGGATCTGTTGATCCGTTTGCACCGGAGCAGACTGGATGTCTTCACCGGCATAGATGCCATGGCCCAATCCAAGCATGCTGATGCACTTGACAAGGCAACGCATGCGGGTGTCGCTGATCTTGCGAGCATCCGGATTCTTGATCGCGTTGTTCTTGTAGTCCATCACCGGAAGCCACATGGATCTGTAGCACGGTCCAATGCGAACAGTGCAATGCACGGTGACCGTGCCATCGTTGTGGATCTCGTGCGGATCAAACTCATAGGTCGCGTTGGGGAACTCTTCCATCAAGACTCCCCATGCCCACGCCCACGAGAGATAGGTCAGACCGTTCTTCTTTTCGACGTGCTTCGAGACATCGACTTTGACTAAGGTCTGCCAAATGTTTTCGTAGGTAATCACTTCAGACATACGTTGCTCCTTTGTTATGTCTTGGTATTGTACACAAGTCAACGAAGCAATCAATACCCTGCTTCATTGGCTTCACGTTCACGCTGGTACTGTGAACACCATGCGTTTACACGGCACCAGTTGGCTGTGCATCGGGTCGGTTCCCCACGACGGAATTCAATCTCTTGACCCGACAACAGATCTGCTTTCGCAGAGGCTTCGTTGTCATAGAGTTTGATGGCCCGCTTGTTGCCGATCTTTTTGACAGCCCACACCGAAGGCTTTTCCCAGCGTTCTTCAGGGGAACACTCCGGAAGTTCTGCGCCAGTGAGTCGGTCGAACTCTGCGTTCTGATGCAGTTCAACACGGCTGTCAAGATAGGTGTCTTGATCGGAGTCAGACCACATCGGGATATCGATCTCGACGATAGGGGCTTTGGGATAGTCTGCTTTGTCGAGCGCATCACGAGAACGCCAGTCACGCAGGATCGCAATGACCTTGAGTCCTTTGACCTTCGCGCCTTTCGCACGTCGCAGCAGTGAAGCATAGCAATTCAACTGCCGTTCCCATTCGACCTTGCCCAAGATCACAGACCAGACCGAGGTGGTCTTGTAGTCCATGATGGTGATGCCGTCATCCTCGATGCGCTGAACATCGATAGCACCACTGACAACCCAGCCATCGATCTCCAGAAAGATACGTTCCTCGCTGACATGCTTGTCGTCTGCGGTGTCCTCGAACATCTTGTGTGCAGCAGTTCCCATGACGGCCCACATCTTTTCGCTGACATCTTCTTCGAGTTCATCCCAATGTTCTTGACGCAGGATGCGGACACGAGGTGCATCGATGAGTTGTGTGATCGAACGATTGCTTTCGCCTTTGCTGTACTCACTGCGAGTCAGTGCTTTAACTACGGGGTCAGGCAACCCGAACTTGTTGGTAAGTTTCATCGTCTCCAGATCCTCACGCCATCGCCTTTCTTGTCAAGGCTGGAACTGAACTTGTACTTGGGATTGCGATTTGAGAATCTGCTGAGTCTCACACGCACAGTATGCAACACCTTTTGCATTTCTTCCTGAGAACATTCAACCAGTATGCTGTCACCGGGGTTCAAATCTTTGAGTGGTAACGGACCTATGCTGACTCTGTTCGCTATGCGCGGAGGCAGCGAAACATTTTTATCAATCTTCATGGTTCCTCCTGTTTTAAAACCTAACGAGAGTGTAGCATTGTGATCATGAAAACAGAAATATTTTTTACGGTGTTAGGCGAGCCAGCAAGCAAGGCTAATAGCCGACAACTTGTGCGTTTAAATGGCAGGCCCGCGTTCATCAAGTCCAAGAAGGCAAGGGACTATGTGAACGCATTCAAACTGCAGTGTCCGAAGATGTCCGAGTTGATGCAGGGAGATCTGTCTGTGTCGATCAAGATCTTTTATGCATCACGCAGACCTGACTTGGATGAGTCAGTGATACTGGATGCCATGCAAGGGCTGGTGTATGAGAATGATCGGCAAGTAAAGGAGAAGCATGTCTACCATGGACTCGACAAGCAAAACCCCAGAGCAGAAATCAAAGTCTCTCAAGTCTCCGGAGCAGGCGCTTAAACGCTACCAGTGGCTTTGGCAGCGGCTCTACAGAATCAATCGGGTCGATCCACCAATTTGGAAAGCGCGGCGCAGAAGTCTTTTCCGTCGGGCGAATGAGGCATGGGCTGAGTATTTAGACTCAGTCCAAATTCAACATGGCGAAAAAGAAAAAGCCCCCGACAGAAGAACTCCGCCGGGGGCTTGACCGTCTGGGTGAGGGGACGGTAGTCTCAGAGGTACTAGCAACGAGACGGGCGCGATCCTATCTGGATCTCCCCAGACTATCAAGTCCGTCCTCGTCAGTCGTCTCAAGCCGGGTGCAAGTTCCGGTGTGCAGTGGTGCGCTTTCCATCGTCCACTGTGCGGGTTGAAAGTGCTGAGGACGTTAAAAAATCAGACAGGCGTGATGCGATGGCTGGCTCCGTCCAGTATGGCGCTTCCGATCCCATGTCTCATGGGGTTTAGGGGGCGCTTTGCTCCTGCTTCACCATCCAGTATGGGTATATCTCTAGATATATCCTCGGGGTTTTAACCAACAACTACAGGGTGATTGAATGAATCAAGAACTAGCAGAACTGATATCCAAACAAACAGAAACAACCAGAATCCGTTGTCCGGTATGTGCGGATGACCGAAAGAAATCTCACCTGAAATCCATGGGTGTTAGCGTCGAAGAGAACCGTGTTGTTTACCAGTGCTTTCACTGTGGAACCTCCGGTGCAGTCAAGAAAGATCGATTTATGTACCAAGTGAAAGAACTCACCAAGAATGTTGTCGTCATCCATCCACCGGCAGAAGTCCAGCCACAGATTGTCGAGAAGTTCCTGCGATCACGGGGGATAGACCCCGAGACAGTGCAGGACTACCCGTTGGTCGGGGGAACCAAGTGGTTTGGGGAGATCGGCAAAGAGGTGGACGCAATCGGGTTCATCTACGGTGATCCGAAAGCCCCTCATGCCATCAAGTGGAGAGCAGTCGAAGACAAAGCATTCACTCAGCAGGGATCTGCCAGATCCTTCTTCGGTTTAAACCAGTTACCACCTGAAACAAAAGACTTGATCATCTGTGAAGGCGAGATGGATGTACTCGCTCTTGCTGCAGCCGGTATCCCTGCTATCGGTTGCCCGAACGGCGCACCCCAGAAGATCAGTGATCGGAAGGTGGACCCCAAGGATGATGGCAAGTACTCGTTTGTGTGGGACTCACGGGAACTGATCGAGAAGTCAGAGCGGGTGGTGTTCTTCGGGGACCAAGACGAACCGGGAGAAGCACTCGTCGAAGAACTCGCGAGGCGTATTGGCAGGGCCAAGTGCTGGAAGGTCACGCTCCCAGAGAAGGATGCCAACGAGACCCTCCTGAAGCATGGCCCTGAGGCTTTACGAGAAGCCCTATTGGCGGCTCAACCCCTCCCACTGCAGGGTGTGTATACCCCCAGCGATTTCGAGACCCAGATCATGTCCCTGTACGACGATGGGATTGTGAAAGGGGCCAGCACTGGCATGCACAGCCTCGATACCCTGTACACCATCTTGCCGGGACAGTTGTCGGTGGTCACCGGATTGCCGGGATCAGGCAAGTCCGAACTGATCGACCAGATATGCGTCAACATTGCCATGCAAAAGGGGTGGCGATTTGCGATAGCGAGTTTCGAGAACCCTCCGCACATGCACATTGCGAAGTTGTGCGAGAAGGTCATCGGGAAACCTTTCTTCGGACCCCATCGTATGGACTCAGACGAACGGGACTACGCATTGCAGTTTCTGAACCAACATTTCGTGTTCCTGCAGTCCCATGACGGCGCACCAGCCACAGTCCAGAGCATCATCGACCGAACCAAACAGGCGGTCATGCGGATGGGGGTTCGAGGGTTGATCATCGATCCCTACAACTACCTCGACATGACCGGATCAGACTCCGAACACCAAGCGATCAGCAAAATGCTGACCGATATCGTGTTGTTCTGTAAGTCGCATGATCTGCATGCATGGTTCGTCGCTCACCCCGCCAAACAACTGCCGGACAGTGGTCCACCGAAGGGCCAGCACATCTCTGGATCGGCAGCATGGTTTGCGAAAGCGGACTGCGGGGTCACGGTCCACCGCAACGGCGACCAGACTGAGGTGCATGTCTGGAAGAGTCGGTTTAAATGGGTCGGCAGAGTTGGAAAGATTGAACTGAATTATGATCTGCCGACAGGCCGGTACTCAGATCTTGCGCCCGAAGCATGGGATGTTGAACTGTGAGGCCGGTCATCGAACTCAGCCCATGGGAATACGAATGGGCAAGTCATGTCGGTGCGCGTCGGTTCATTGAGAACTGGGGCAGAGGTAATGCATTGCATTACGACAGTTCCAGAATGGAAGATGATCGAACAGCACAGGTCGCGGCGTGTGTCTGTGAACTCGCGGTCGCCAAGTACGCAAACCGATATTGGTCCGGTCATGTTTGGCCTGCCGCACAGCACGACAAACACAAACACATGGCTGACGTGGGAACCAACATCGAGGTGCGAAGACTGCGGACACGGGATCGTGCTGCAGTGAGGCGTAAACAATTGGGGAAAGGCTTGGTGCTGTTCGCAGCCAAGCCGCACATGCCTGAGTTACGGTTCGTCGAGATCTATGGGTTCATCGACTACGACAAAGCATGGCAACTCGCTGTGCCATCGGACTACGATCCAGAAAACACACGCGAGATTTCTCCAGAGCATTTGAGGTTGCTATGAAGACCTACATTCACGTCAATCAGCATGTAATCAGAGCAAACAAAAAGACCGGGCAAGATAACCCAGTCATCACGGTTAAACATGGGAAGAAGAACACCTATTGCAGACGGGTCTACATCCATGGACCCAGTGAGGTGGTGTACGGTGGTAACGAGAAGCCGCTGCTGCCGTGCGGGGCGCGTGTTGCGGTGGTTACCGAAGCCGAGGTCGAGATTCTGGAATAAAAAAAACCCGACACCCTGTGACAGGTGCCGGGGTTGTGCCTCCCTCAATCGTCAGACGCGGATGGTCAACGGGCAGAGTTCAGTGGACCGCATGGTGCGGACATACTCACTGCCCAAGTAGTCATACACGCACTGCTTGGTCATGCCAGTGACGCGCTCGTACTTGAAGAACGCAACTCGGTTCTGAGCGAGAGCCGAAGCACTCGCCACCAACGCAATCAACACGATCAACTTTTTCATACGTTACTCCTTGCTACAAAATCATCAGCCCATTTAAACACTTGATCACGGGAACCCTTGCAGTATTCAAACTCAGTGCTGTTGGCAAAGGCAACCCATCGATCCTTCCATATCCTGCCGGGAGAGGGGAACACCCACACAAGGATGTCCCCCGCCGGTCCACGAAACTCAGTGATCGGATCGGACATGGCCCAACTTCCCAAGCATGACCTTCGTAACATACGCGGCAATGCTTTGCAGTTCCTCGCGCTCGTCATCGTCATCGGTCTCGAACGAACGCTCGACCAATGACGCACAGAAGTGGGCAAAGATTCCGAACACTTCTGGTGCTTTGACATCCATGCGCTCGATGTTCTCGACCTTGATATCGAACCCCATCACGTTACCGAATTCCACATACTCGATAACGGTCGCGAGGTCGATGTTCTGGCGGTGGTAGTACGACTCTGGATGCAGGTCGCCCGTTGCAGGGTCAACGAATTGTCGTTCCATGTTTAAACTCCTATCAAAAGGGAGGGTCTTTGAGGTCAGCCGGTTCAGACGAGTCCCATTTGACTGGCTTGATGATCACCGACTGCTCGATGCGATTAATCTTTTCCATCATGACTGACAGGTCATGCTGAATCCGCATCAATGCGTAAGCCACCGCTGGATTCAACTGCAACTGCTTGACTTCGCGCTCAAGCATTTCGATATCTGCTTCGTTCATATTCCCTCCTGCTTTGCACGTTGGTATTCAAAATACTTTCGGGTCAACAGATCCGCAGTGTCGCTGATCTTTTTGTTGTGCTGCTTTCGCAGCAGTTCGAACGCATTCACCTCGCGTTCCATCTGTGCCTTGAGTTCACGGTACTCAGAGTACAACTGATCAGAGTAAATCTTTAGTCCTGCCATGTTGCAATCCTCCACGCTACGAACATGAACACCGCGAACAACAGCATGCGTGGGAGCATGAATAAAAAATAATCCCAAGTCATTGGCAGTCCTCGCACACGTTGATTTGCTCCCATTCTTCGTCGGTCGTGCCTGTTACGATGAACTCCCGGTCTGCCGGGGACAGGTAAGGGAACACGTTCTGTATCAACTCCCCTCCCTGCCACCGTTCAATCTGCTCAGGGGTTACGTCGAGGTCGCGCTGCCGCACGATCCCACTGATCACACTCTTGCGTTCGATGATCATGCTGCCTCCAAAATCTGAATGACTCTGTTCTTGCACCGGGCAACTGCAATTTCAGACAACGCCTTCGACAGGTCTTCTGCAACGGCGGTTGCCTCACTGGAACCACGCTCGTCGGATGCCGTGATGGCAAGCACGAGGGCGAGGGTCAGTGCATCTTCGGTGGTGTTAGGTTCTGGCAATTTGAGTTTGGTGAAATCTATTTTTCTCATGATGCTCTCCCGTTTAAATGCTGATCGTTTTCTGATCGATGACCACGGTCACGCCAAGATCTTTGATGTCGAAAAAGTTTCGGGCATCGAAGGTCTTTTGCTTCATTAAGTCCGCGAACTTCTGCGCGAGGTCGTTGACCGGGTAGAACTTGATGCTCCCGTACACGCTGCGTTGTTCCACGATGACGTTCATGACTGCACCTCCATGAGTCGCTGCTCGTTGAGTTCGTTGACGATCTCGGGCTGCTGCAGAAAGCCAGTCACCGCATCGAACAACTCGCGCCGTTGGTTGGGGTCACCAACATGCTGACTGATGAAACGCTCGATGATGTACATGGCATCCAGTTGGTTCTGATTCATGACTGTCTCCTCAGTATTCGGGCAGGTAATAATTGGCAGCGGCGTATGACACTGAATCGATGTATCGATTGCGATCCAGTGCATCAGCATCGATCCATTCCAAGATTGCAGCAGCATCGACTTTGTCTTGGATCTGGTACCAAGCACTTGCAATGGGCGACATGGCTGCAAAGATGGTCATGTCTTCGATGGTCATAAGGCTGTTTAAATTACGTCGCACGTTCATGCTGCCTCCGTCTTAGTCTTGTTGAGATACGCATCCAACTCTGCATTGCTGCTCTCGATATGGCTCGACACATACCCCGCGCCTTTTGCCACGTCCTCGTATCGCGCAATGATCTTGGCGCGAGCGGCCTCATCGATGACGATGGGCGTGTGGTTGATAAGCGCAGTCAAGATGGCTCCGTAAACATTGGCGGACTCGTACTGCATCGAGTCCTTCGCAGCCATGTCATAGCCCTCGCGCACGATCTGAACTCGTCGCTGCTCGATGCCGCCTGCCTCCTCAATCTGCCTCGCGATTCGCTCATCGCGGGTACGATTTGCAAAATCTTTCTCAGCCTGTATCTCCGCCATCTTTTTGAGTCCTGCGGCCACGGTCTTGGCGATCCACTCGTTGACGTACTTGACCATGGAGGCACGATCAGAGAGGCTGAATTCTTTGTCGCGCTTGGTCTGCGGCGCGAGTCCAACTGTTCGCACGTTGTAGGCGTATGGCTTGTCGTTATGGTACGAGTTGGTTCTCTCCCAAATTTTGACGTAGGCCAGATCAGCCCAGATTCCGGAAATGTGAAGCCCATGCAGGGGCTGACCTTCGCTGCGAAGGCTAAGTTTGAAAGGGATCGGAGTGTCGATGTTGATCGACGGGATATTGATTTGATTCATGATTGTTCTCCTGCTTCGATGTTGTGAATTATAGTTGATAACGTGTTAGCAAGTCAACAGCCCGGAGAGGGGCGGCTCATGCCGCCGCCTCATTCCAGAGTTCCTGCACCTTCGCGATGGCTTGATCACGATCCCCGTAGGTCACGCGATCCGTGCCAATGGCGCGGAGGTTTAGGTCGCTCGCCTTGAGCGCATCGTCGTAGTGAGCGCAGCGGCCATAGCCGCTCAAAAATTGCGGGTACAGCCACTCGACCACACGAAAGGCACAGCGGCGTAGCATCGATGGATGCGCGAGCGCAAAAGCCACTCGATCCATGTCGATGGGTTCCTCGGGACGTTTAACCGTGACCGACATCAGAATCCGGTCGTTGCCGCGACCCTCGATATGGCAGAACGCGACCAGTTCCACGCGCTGCCCCTCGCTCTGGATTTTGTCGATCAAAGCGACGACCGCAGCGCCGCGATTGATGATGTCCTGCGGGTCAACCCATCCGCTGCAGACGATGTTGACCGCGACTCGCACGATAGGTTTGGAGTTCGCAGCGCCGTCCTCAAGGGGAACGAACATGTCTTCGGGAACCCCCGCAGCGTAAGCAGGGATGCACGGGAACGCGCCCACTGGAGCGGACTCCCATGTTGGCCCTGCTTCGAAGGTCACCTTGACCGCAGCGGACTCGACCTGCTCAGTGGTGATGCGATCACCCTGCTCGGCCAGTTCGAGGCATTTTTCCCACGATGTCGAGCGGGTGAATTCGAAGCCGCCTTTGATGGATGACTGCTTGCCGTGCCATGCGGGTTGCACCGCACGGTCGCGCAAGTCACGCAGGAACTCATCCCATGAGTCCGCCGTGTAAACGTATTCGGTCATGATGCTGCCCTCCATTGATTTTCCTGCATGGTCGCCTTGACTTTGACGATGTCCGCCTCAGTCATCGACTTCCAGATGAGCGACTGCTCGACCTCTTCGCGAGAGAGTCCGGCACTCAGCAACTTGCCGCCCTTGATCGATGCGCGGGGACTGATGACATGCCGCAACTTGTGAGCGCGGACCGCCTTGCGAACCGCCTGCACATAGCGCGTCCACTCGTCGTTGCTGCTGATCGCGAGTTCCAACTTCTCGTCATAGTCCATGGTGATGAACATGAATCGGTCGAGGAACGCATCGTCAAGTTTGACGCGACCGACATACTGCGCGTCAGCACCGTTCCCGAAGGTATTCGCAGCGGCGATGCAGACAAAGTCGGGGTGCTTTTTGACCGTGCCGTTGGGGAACGCTGCAACGTCATTGGAGAGAATGGCGTTGAAGGCGAGCAGTGCTTGAGTGGATGAGGCATCGACCTCGTCGAAGAGGAACACGCCGCCGCCCACATAAGCGCGGTACAGGTCAGTCTCCATGTACTTGCCTTCGGGGTTGATGAACCCCTGCAGTTGGTAGGCCATGCCAACCGCGCCGGTCGAGTAGAACGGCAACCCAAGTGCCTCAGCGGCTTGAGTCGCGATGGTGGTTTTGCCGGAACCGGCAGGGCCAACCAGATACACGTTCTCGCGAACGGCCAGCGTAGTTAGAACCTTGGCGAACACCGGGTGACGGTGAGCAGTGGGCAGGACTTTGATTTCAGCACCCTGCTTGATTTCGATGCGAATCGGGCGATGCACTTCGACCGCAGCCACCGCAGCCTTGATGGCATCCTGCCGAATGCCCTCGATGGTCGCGGCGTCGAGTGAAGCGGCAGCGACCGGAGCGGGATCGACCCCGTTCCAGATCGCGAGCAGCACGTCATCCGGGCTGTTGGGCGACTTGCCCTGTCGCACCGCATGCATTTTGAGGTATGCGCGGTCACTGTCGGACAGCGGCAGGGAGAATGAACGCTTTTCCATGATCAAGCCTCCAATTTGAGTGAGCCAACCGCAATGCAAACCGGGCAGGTCGATGCGGCGTGCAAACGATTGCCCTGCAGGGCTGAAACGCGAGCGGTCCAACCGCAGTCGCTGCATTGCAACTTCAGCAGGCGAGTGCCTTGTTTTTTGCGGGCGTTGGGATCGACTTTGGCATGGGGGTACACGCCGAGGTCATGCACGATGCGTTGCAGGGTGCCGCGCAACTCGTCACCGGGAACCGTCGCAGTCATAGCGCCGACAAGGCCAATTGCACGGGCGACGGTGGCGAAGCGGCCACGGTGACCGCACTGAATGCCCGCCTCGACGTGGATCAACTCATGCGCGAGAACCGCGATGACATCGACCGGGTTGTCGAGGATCGGGTTGATGAACACCTCCATCGTGCCGTCCGCACTGATCGAGGGATCGAACGCCTGCCCAAGCGTCACCTTGCCGGTGCGCGAGCCGCGATACCCAATCGGGAACCCGCATGACACGCGGTACTTGTGACGCTCCCACGAAGCGGCATCGATACCGGCGACCGGGAAAACCTCATGCTGCAGCATCACTGCCGCAGCGGCGAGCCATGACTCGCGTTCGCTGAACTTCTGCATGTTGGAACCTCTTCGGTGTTGGTATGTTGCGAAGTGTAATCGACAACCTGTTAGGCTGTCAACGTGTAAACGGTCTCGTCAGTACCCGCATCACGGGCAGACCGGCTCACGCCGGTTTCGACCTAGTTGATGTACTGAAAAACGAACGCATACCCGCTGCCGCCGGGATTGCTGTCGTAGCCGAGCAGCCGCAAAAGTCCCTTTTGGTTGTTGCGGTCGAGCAGTTCCCATGCGGCCTCCAAGTGCCGCTCCATCGAACCCAAGGCGTGGTTCGCGGGAACCGTTGCCTTCTTGCGGGTAAAGTTCGCAACCGATGCACCGATTCGCGAGCCGAGAACATTCGAGGGTGCAATGAACTTGGTGTAGATGATGACCAAATTGCTGTCGTGTTCCATTGTGTTTCTCCATCAGTTGGTGACTCAGTGCAACGCACCGCAGTGCGCTCCACTCAATCATCAAGCATCGAACCCGTCACTTCGCATCGAGCGCCTCGTGGCGGGGCGGTGTATCGCGTGACGGGAGGGCCGTGCGTCCGGCATCACAGCCGGAAGGTGTCGGGACTCGCAAGCCGTGTCAGCGGCTCCACCTTTCGCGATCCTTTCGGGCCGGGGAGTTTTCACTCACTTGCGGTTGCCGTGGATCACTTCCACCGGGGCGGTGCTTTTCGCTGTTCTCGCCGCCGGTGAAGCGAACTATCCGGATTTCATGGTCACATGTCAACGTCTAAACAGCACCAAAATGGCACATGTTGCCTAAGTGATTGATTATCGGTCGAATTTAGTTTGAAAAAAATTGCGTTTACACGCTCCAAGGGGTAGGTTTCGGGGGTGGTTTTGGAGCAATTTCAATCGCCACACAGTCAAAGATTATCAAAGTCACGGGAAAACAAGGGTTAAACGCGCACATGGCAGGTATCACTGACGAGTACGGGCTGACCGAAAAGCAGCGGAAATTCGCGGAAAACGTGGTTTCGGGTATGTCGATTGCGGATTCCTACAGGTATTCGTATGACGCGGGCGCAATGCAGCCTGCGACCGTGCAGCGTAGGGCGGCTGAATTGATGGTGAACGGCAAGGTCAAGGCATGCATGGAGGCGCTGGCAGCGGTTAGGAGGCGGCAGAGTGAGGCAACCACGGTCTCTGATCGGGACATGCTGGTCACTCTGCTACGCAAGTGGAGTAAAGGGGACGAGTCTGCTACCAGTTCCCAACTGCGGGCCGCTGAACTGCTAGGCAAGGCATGCGGCCTCTACCGTGATGTCGTCGAGGATCACCGGGAACGCCCCGCCTCATTAGTAGCGGCAGAGTTGGAGGCGCGGCTTGCATCACTGCTGCAGCCTGTGCCGGTTGCTGCCCATTTAAACGTCGCTGATGCAGTGGAACAGGTTCCAGCAGAGCAGGTTCCCGTCGAGAATCACGGTCAATCTAGCCTAAGTCATTGAATTTAAACGGGGTCTAGGGGTTAATTCCGGGCCGATTCTGGCCGAAAAAGTCGATGCCAGCCCCCCTTTTTGCGTAACGGTACCGCGTGATCCGTATACATGCGATTCCGCTCAAACGATCCCCTACTTTTCCCACTACTGTTGCGCCAAAACAACACGCACTGTTGTTAGGTTCCCGTTGTTCCCATGGGATTTTTTTAGAATTTGGTGCAGGAGTCTCTTGCCCAAAAATTTTTTGCAAAAAATTTAGCGTTTTTCTCTTGCTCTTCCCGATTAAATATGATAAAATCGGATTATTCTTTAGGTAAGTTTAAATGATTAGGTAAGAGTATATCGGTACTTGGGGTGTGTTCGCCACACTCCAAAGGGTGTGGCTCCCGATATACGATGGGTGGGTTCAAGAGATCTAGAATATGATGAAACGGGGGCTATTGTCCCTGCATTTTGAGGATCATTCATCTTGAACATCACTCCCGAAATACTGAATAGAGTCAAACAGTTACCGTTTGATCAGCAAAAAGAGATCTTGAGGCTTCTTGAGGAGTACGAAGGAGCCAAATCCAAGGAAGAGTGTCGGGATAAGTTCATTCCGTTTGTGCAGAAGATGTGGCCGGGGTTCATTTCTGGTCGTCATCACAAGATCATGGGGGAGAAGTTTGAGGAAATCGCTTCAGGGAAACTGAAGCGGTTGATCATTTGCATGCCGCCTCGGCACACCAAGTCAGAATTCGGTTCTTATCTGTTCCCGGCGTGGTTTTTGGGTAGGTTCCCGCAGAAAAAGGTGATTCAGACCTCCCACACCGCAGAACTTGCGGTGAACTTCGGTCGAAAAGTGCGTAACTTGGTGGATTCTGATGACTACCACGCTGTTTTTCCGGATGTTGGACTGAGAGCAGACAGCAAAGCGGCGGGTCGCTGGAGTACTTCCAAAGGAGGGGAGTATTTCGCCATCGGTATCGGTGGTGCGGTGACCGGAAAGGGTGCAGATCTGCTCATTATTGACGATCCCCATGATGAACAAGAGGGTCAGTCCGCTGATCCCACCGTGTTTGACCATGCTTATGAGTGGTACACCTCCGGTCCTCGCCAGCGTTTGCAGCCGGGAGGCGCGATTGTGGTGATCTGTACCCGTTGGTCGAAAAGAGACCTCGTTGGACAAGTACTAAAAGCGGCTTCCTTGAGAGAAGGCGTGGATGAATGGGAGGTCATCGAGTTCCCAGCCATACTTCCGTCTGGGAACCCGCTTTGGCCGGAATTCTGGCCGCTTGCAGAACTCGAAGCCATCCGCAACGAAATCCCCATTCACAAATGGCAGGCCCAGTACCAACAAGATCCGACCAGTGAAGAAGGCGCACTGATTAAACGCGAGTGGTGGCAGATCTGGGAAGAACGAAACCCACCACAGTGTCAGTTTTTGATCCAGTCATGGGACACCGCGTTCCTGAAAAAGGAACGTAGTGACTACTCCGCTTGCACCACTTGGGGGGTGTTCTATCACCCAGACCAAAATGGAGCCATGCAACCAAATCTTATTCTCATGGATGCCATGAAAGAGAAGATGGAGTTCCCCACCCTGAAGAAACGGGCATGGGAGTTGTACCAATACTGGAAACCCGAGAGTTTGATCGTCGAAGCCAAGGCTGCGGGAACCCCTCTCATCTTCGAGTTAAGAGCGATGGGCATCCCGGTTGCCGAATACACCCCTTCCCGTGGGAACGACAAGATCGCCCGTGTAAACGCGGTGTCGGATCTCTTTTCGAGCGGCAGGATCTGGCGACCCCAGACCCGATTTGCTGAAGAAGTGGTGGAAGAATTTGCATCATTCCCCGCTGGGGAGCATGATGATTATGTAGACTCAGGCACTCAGGCTCTCCTGAGATATCGTCGTGGCGGTTTCCTACCTTTGGACACCGACCTCAAAGACGAACGGATGTACAGACGTAAAGTGGAGTATTACTGAAATGAAAGGTCGTACTGCAAAGACCGAGATGATGGAAGCCCCGAAGTCTCGGAAACAGCCCAAAGACAAACTCAAGGGCAAGATGAAAGACATGGGTAAACCCGTGATGGTTGCCGGTGCCAAGCGTCCAAAAGCGATGTATGGCGTTGGCGGTCAGGTCATGGGAACCAAGGGCGTTGCCCGTGGGATGGGTGCTGCCGTTAAAGGCGGTAAGTTCACCGATCTCTAAGGAGATTCGCTGTGGCGGTTGATCGAGCGTTAATGCCCTTCATGACGCAAGGGCAAGGGATGGAGATTGATGTTCTTCCTCCAGAGGATGATTCCTTCACTGTGGAACTTCCGGATGGCGGAGTAGAAATCAATCTTGGTCCCGAACAACAGCAAGCCGCCCATGATGACAATCTTGCGCTCTACATCGACGACAACACTCTATCGTCGATAGCCACCGAGTTGGTGACTCTGTTCGATGCGGATAAAGATTCCCGCAAAGAATGGGAACAGACCTACATGAAAGGTCTCGATCTTCTCGGATTGAAGATCGAACAACGAACACAACCATGGGACGGAGCCTGTGGTGTGTTCCACCCGATGCTCTCGGAAGCGGTGGTTAGGTTCCAAGCGCAGTCGATTCAAGAGATTTTCCCGCCCCGTGGACCCGTGATGACCAAGATTCTCGGGGAACAAACCCCAGAGAGAATCGCACAGGCCGCTAGGGTCGAAGAGTATTTAAACTATCTCTTGACCGAGAACATGAGTGAGTATCGATCCGAAACGGAGAAGATGCTGTTCTCGTTGGCGATAGCAGGTTCTGCGTTCAGGAAAGTCTATTACGACCCGAACCTCGGCAGATTCGTGTCGATCTTTGTTCCCGCAGAAGATTTTGTGGTGTCCTATGGAACACCCGATCTCTACACCTGCGAACGCTGCACCCATGTGATGAAGAAGACCCCGAACGAAGTTCGTAAACTTCAGGTCTCTGGGTTCTACTCGGATGTGGAACTGCCGCCATCGACTCCGGATATCACCGATATCCAAAAGAAGTACGACAAATTGAACGGCGATGCGGCTATCGACATGGATAGCCGACATACCCTTCTTGAAATATTGGTGGACTACGATCTGCCGGGATTTGAAGATAGTTTAAATGGTGAACCGACCGGCATTGCGTTGCCGTATGTCATCACCATCGACAAGTCTTCAAGGACCATTCTGTCAATTCGCCGTAACTGGTACGAAGGCGATCCGCTCAAAAAGCGCCGTCAGCACTTCGTGCATTACACCTATTTACCCGGACTCGGGTTCTATGGGTTCGGGCTTGTTCATATTGTCGGGGGTCTCGCGAAATCAGCGACTTCGATCCTCAGACAATTGGTGGACGCGGGAACCCTCTCCAATCTTCCCGGCGGATTGAAAACTCGCGGATTACGCATCAAGGGCGACGACACCCCCATCATGCCCGGTGAGTTCCGTGACGTAGACATTCCGTCGGGAACCCTGCGCGATAACATCACGTTCCTCCCCTATAAAGAACCTTCACAGGTTCTCTATAGTTTGCTTGGGAACATTGTTGAAGAAGGCCGTAGGTTCGCTTCTCAAGCGGACATGAAGGTCGCGGACATGAACAACGAGGCTCCGGTGGGAACCACCCTAGCCTTGCTCGAAAGATCGATGAAAGTGCAAAGTGCTGTGCAAGCCCGTTTACACGCATCGATGAAGAAAGAACTGAAGATCCTCGCGACCTTGGTGAAAGACTACGGACCCCAGCAATATCCGTACGAAGTCAAAGGAAAAGAGTTGACGGTCCAAGACTTCGATGACCGCATTGATATTGTGCCGGTATCTGATCCGAACGCAGGCACCATGGCCCAGCGGATCATGAAGTACCAAGCGGCCCTGCAGTTGGCAGCCAGTGCGCCCACCATGTACAACATGCCGCTGCTTCATAGACAGATGCTCGATACCTTGGGTATTCAGGACGCTGAAGAGATCGTCAAAACGCAGCAAGAACTGCTGCCAACCGATCCAGTATCCGAGAACATGGGCTTTCTCAACAACATGCCGACCAAGGCATTCATCTATCAGGACCACGAAGCCCACATCCAGACCCACATGTCGTTCATCCAAGACCCGAAAATCCAGCAGATGGCGGGTCAGTCTCCGAACGCACAAGCCATGCAAGGTGCCATCACCGCGCATATTGCGGAGCATCTGGCTTTTCAATACCGCATGGAGATCGAAAAGCAGTTGGGAGTCAAACTGCCTCCTCCGGGGGAACCTCTCCCAGAGGACATCGAATACCGCATTTCCCAGTTGGTGGCCCCGGCTGCAGCCCAGTTGCTGCAAAAGGATCAGGCCGAAGCCCAGATGCAAAAGCAGATGCAAGAGGCTCAAGACCCTGTGCTGCAGATCGAGATGCAGAAACTGCAACTCCGCGCACAGGAAATCCAGCAAAAGGCCGAGGCCGAAATGGCCAAAGTCCAAGCGGATATGCAGAAAGCACAGATGCGCCTGCAGTCCGAACAAGAGCGTCTCAAGGCTCAAGAGCGTATCGAAGGGGCGCGACTTGGCGTTCAGATCGCTGCCACCAACACCCAAGCCGAACTTCAGAGCAAAGAGATCGCTTCACGCGACCAAGTCGAAGGCGCGAAGTTGGGCGTACAAATCGCACGGGAAATGATGAATGCAGAGCAGTCACCAAAATCTCGCTGATTTCCTGAGGAAATCCCTCAGAGACCAGATGAACGAGATGGCCGATCACATCGCAGGTGGGGGCTGTTCTGATTACGCCGATTACAAACGCTGTTGTGGGGTCATCCATGGTTTGGCCATGGCTGAACGAGAACTGCTTGACCTCACAAAGCAAATTGATGATGATTAAACAACGTCACAGGTATCTGTGATGCAACACTGCATGGCGCAGTGCGCGTGACTCCAAGCACGTTTAAACTTGGTGCGAGGGAATATGTCTGACAAATTAGCGAGTCAATTACCCAAACCCACGGGGTACAAACTACTCATTGCACTTCCAGACCCTGAAGAAAAGACCGAAGGGGGCATCCTCAAGGCTTCTCAAACTCTTCAAGCCGAAGAGATTGGAAGCATCGTCGGGTTCGTCCTAGAGATGGGACCAGACGCATACAAATCCCCGGACCGTTTTCCTTCAGGACCGTACTGCAAGAAAGGAGACTGGATCATGATGCGGTCTTATTCTGGTACGCGCTTCAAGGTACATGGCAAAGAGTTCCGTTTAATCAACGATGACAGCGTAGAGGCTGTGGTCGAAGATCCGAGGGGAGTGGCTAAAGTATGAGCGAATTACAGACATCACAAGAAGACAAGTTTTTCGGAGTGACTTACCAAATGCAGGCTCCTGAAAAGGAGATCCAGCAGGCGGAAAAAGACGACGTTGAACTTGAAATCATCGACGATCTGCCGCGCAAGCCCGTCAAGGTCGATGCACAGGTAGAGCAGGACGATGAAGAGTTGTCGGGCTATTCGAAGAAAGTCCGCGACCGCATCAACAAGTTGAAGTATGAACAGCATGAAGAGCGTCGGCAGCGCGAAGCCGCCGAGCGCATGCGCGAAGAAGCCGTTCAGTTCGCACAACAACTTGCACACAAGAATCAGGCTTACGAGAGCCTCATTCAGCGTGGCGAAGGCGCTCTTGTACAGCAGATTAAATCCAAGGCGCAGATCGCCCTTGAGCAAGCCAAATCCCGTTACAAAGAAGCCTATGAGCAGGGTGACGCTGAAAAGATCATCGCTGCTCAAGAAAGTCTGTTGAATGCACAGACGGAGTTTCGGGAGGCTGAAAGGTACGAACGTAACATTCAGTCTCGACCCAAGCCCCTGCCGCAGGAACAAGTGGTTCCTCAGCAGACTTATCAGCCGGTGCCTTTGCCGCAGCCGTCTGCGAAAACGATGGCATGGACCCAAGAGAATCCGTGGTTCGGCAAGAACCGCGAGATGACTGCTCTGGCCTATGCCACGCATGAAACACTCATTCGGGAACACGGCGTAAAGCCTGACACCGATGAGTACTACGAGAAGATCAACGCGACCATGCGTTTGAGATTCCCGGACTTCTTCGAGGAAGAAGCCCCCGCTTCTGCCCCGAAGCGCCCTTCGACGGTCGTAGCGCCCTCCAATCGGAGCAACGGCGCGAAACCCCGCAAAATCCAGTTGACTGCCACACAAGTTTCTCTCGCCAAGAGACTTGGCTTGACCCCGGAGCAGTACGCCAAACAACTCATCAAGGAGAGTTCAAATGGCTAATGAGCGCAGCGTTCGTATCGAACGGCAGAACGAGACTCGCCCTGACGATTCTTGGATGCCGCAATCTTCGCTTCCGGTCCCCGAGCCGAGAGATGGCTGGGTGTTTCGCTGGATTCGCACTTCTTCTTTGGGGCGTTCGGATAACACCAACGTCTCGCGTCAGTTCCGTGAGGGCTGGGAACCTGTTCGGGCAGAAGATCATCCTGAGTTGAAGATCATGTCTGACATCAATTCTCAGTTCAAAGGTAATGTCGAAGTGGGCGGTTTGCTGCTTTGCAAGGCTCCCCTTGAGAAGATGAAGAAACGAGAGAGACACTTCCAAGAAGTTTCGGATCGTCAGATCGAAGGCGTGGATCATAACTACTTGCGTCAGAATGACCCGCGTATGCCGCTCCTTGAACCGGAGCGTTCTACCCGTAGCACATTCGGACGCGGTTGATTTATCATCCCGTTTAAACTTTTAGTGAGGTAATCACACATGGCTTCTGGAACAGACGTATCAGCCCCCTACGGGCTGAAGCCGATCAACTTGATCGGCGGGCAGGTGTTCGCGGGTTCGACCCGTTCCCTGCCGATTCAATATGGGTACTCCACGGACATCTTTTACGGCGACTTCGTAAAGGTTCTTCGTGGTTCTGTCACTCGCGCTTCGGTTTCTACGGGAACCGGTTCGGCGCAGTATGACGGTATCTTCTTGGGCTGTGCTTACACGGACCCGGTCACCAAGGATCGTCGCTTCTCACAGTACTGGCCTGCCTCTACGCTGGCTGGTGATGCGGTTGCGTATATCGGTGATGACCCGGATACCGTGTACAAAGTGGTGGTTTGCTCTGCCAGTGCGGCGGTTGCTTCAGGTTCGTACGCCCTTGTGGGTGCCAACCTGTCGATGATCAACAACACGGGCAATGTAAGCACCGGCAATTCGAAGAATGCCGTTCTGGCCCCGACTGCCACCCCGGTCACCACGATCCTCCCGGTTCGTTGTGTCGGCGTGGTTGAGGACACCGCGTACAGTTACACGGCGACCGGTTCGTCGGAAGCAGCGACCCTGACCCTCACGGGTGCTGGTCTGACTGCGGCGCTTCCTGCGGGAGCCAGTGTGGCGTACTACGCTTCGAATGGTCAGTTGATCCAGACCGGCTCGTTCTTGCCGACCGCTTATGCGGCAGGCTCGACCTCGCTGGTCCTCAACGCGGCCATTGCTGCGGCTGGTGTCACGTCCATCCCGTCTGGTGCGACTGTTGTGTTTACCGTGTTCCCGGAGATCTTGGTGAAGTCCAACCTCCTTGTGCATGCGTATTACAGCAGCACGTCCGGGCAATAAGGCCACGGTTTAAGGAGATTTAGAAAATGGCTATTTCACGCGCACAAATGTTGAAGGAACTCCTGCCGGGGCTGAATGCTCTTTTCGGCTTGGAGTATGCCAAGTATGAGGATGAGCATACGCTCATCTATGAGACTGAGACTTCGGAGAAAGCATTCGAAGAGGAAGTCAAGTTGTCGGGTTTTGGTACTGCCCCGGTTAAGGCCGAAGGCGCTGCCATTGCTTATGACAACGCTCAGGAGGCGTTCACGGCTCGTTACAACCACGAAACGATTGCCATGGGTTTCTCGATCACGGAAGAGGCCATGGAGGACAACCTCTATGACCAACTCTCTGCTCGTTACACCAAGGCTCTCGCCCGTGGTATGGCGAACACCAAGCAGGTCAAGGCTGCTGCGCTCCTGAACAATGGCTTCACGACCTTCCAGTCAGGCGACGGTGTGACGCTGTTCAGCACGGCTCACCCCCTTGTCTCTGGTGGCACGAACGCCAACCGCCCGACCGTTGCGGCTGACCTCAATGAGACCTCGCTCGAAGACGCGATCATCACGATTGCGAACTTCGTTGACGAGCGTGGACTCCTCATTGCGGCTCGTCCGCGTCGGCTCCTTGTTCCGACCAGCCTGATGTTTGTGGCCGAGCGCCTGATGGAGACCACTCTCCGTACGGCGACTGCGGACAACGACATCAACGCGATCCGGAACATGGGCGCTATCCCGGAAGGCTATGCGGTCAACCACTATCTGACCGACACCAACGCCTTCTTCATCATCACCGACATCCCGAACGGCATGAAGCACTTCGTCCGTACGCCGATGACGACTGGTATGGATGGCGATTTCGATACCGGCAACGTGCGGTACAAGGCTCGCGAGCGTTATTCGTTCGGTGTCTCTGACCCGCTTGGCATCTATGGCTCACCGGGTTCAACCTGATATATAGTCAGGCTGACCTAGAGAGAGTTAGGCTAGCAATTGGGGCTGCAGGCGTAAAAACCTGTAGCCCCTTTTTCATTGCATGTTTAAATTGATAAGGGTATAAATCCCCTGTATTCCGGGAAAACCCAGTCCATCAGACAGACCCGGCTGACGACATGCAGACTGATGGACGACTCGCATGTGAGGATATTGAAATGGCTCAGACAAAATTTTCGGGACCAGTGGTTTCTAATAACGGCTTCATTGGCAATGTGTCCGCCACGTTGGTGACCGCGACGACCCTTGTGATTGGCGCGACGACGATCACGACGGGCAACGTCTCTGGCACGGTGTCGGCTCAGGTCGGCTACATCCCGGTCAAAGTTGGCGGTACGACCAAGTACATCGCGCTGTACAGCAGCCTGACTCCGTAAGATTTTCAGGGGGGCGTAAGCCCCCTTAACCTAATGGAGATTCAGCATGCAATACGATGTATGGGCTGTTACCCCTGACAGCGACGATAACTACTTCTTCGATTCCGCCACTATCTCGACCAGCGGGGCGATCAGCCTGTTGGCGAATAATCTCGGTGTCAACGGAACCGGATATAAGGTTTCCATTACTTCCAACGGAAATGACTCTGGCGTGACCTTCGGGATCACCGGAGTCAAGGTTGGCGCAGTGGGTTATGACGGTGTGGTGAGTGAGTCGGTCACCGGCCCTAACAACACCACTGTTTACTCAGCCAACTACTACACCAGCATCCGATCCATCACGACCACTGCCGGTTCTACCGGTGGCGTGAAGATTGGTTACGGCGGCGATTTGGCGTTCCCACGAACCCGCATCAAGGGTGTGTATTTCGTGACGAACGGAAACACGGGGGCGATCACTTTTGTCGCCAAGCCTACCAATACAACTCTGTTGAAGTTGGTGACCCCGAGTGGTGTTGTGTCTCAGGACATGATCATTCCGGGTGAAGGCATCCTCACCACGAAAAGCGCCAACACTGATTTCGCCGTGCTGGTCACCAGCAGCGTGATTTCGGTCACTGTAGTTTGCGGGTGATCCATGGCAAAGAGTCCTGCTTGGCAGCGATCTGAAGGCAAGAACCCAAAGGGCGGTTTAAATGCCGCCGGTCGCGCTTCTTACAACAGGGCAAATCCGGGCAAACCGGGATTGAAGCCGCCTGCTCCCAATCCAAAAACGGATCGGGATGCGGCGCGGCGTAAATCCTTCTGCGCGAGAATGACTGGAATGAAGAAGCGGCTGACCAGCAAGAAGACAGCCAATGATCCTAATTCCCGTATCAACAAGTCACTTCGGGCATGGAACTGCTAATCCATGGAAATGATGATTTGGAACATGATCCTGACGTTCATCGTCGCGATCTTGGGGTGGGTTGTGAAGGACAAGTTCGCTGAACTTCAGCGTCTTGGAATCCTTCTCAACAAAACCCGTGAAGAGGTGGCAAGAGATCATGTCACCCGTGCTGAAGTCCGGGCAGATAATCAGGCTTTGATGGACCGATTGGATCGTCTGGAACAAAAGATCGACCGCATTGCAACTAACGTACTTGCAGGTGAACGCCGTGGCTAAAGCAAAAAGCAAAGTCAACGCAGCCGGTAACTACACCAAGCCTGAGATGCGTAAAGCATTGTTTAACCAGATCAAGGGCGCTGCTGTACAGGGAACCAAGGCTGGTCAGTGGTCAGCCCGCAAAGCACAACTCTTAGCCAAGAAATACAAGGAGAAGGGCGGTGGATACCGCGACTGATCTCGAATTATTCAAGGCTCAAGTTCAAGCCGAACTGAATCGGCTTGAAGCCAAAGCCTCTGCCAAAACGGTGGCAGGGAAAGCCATTGGCAAAGATGGTCTCAAGTACATCACGGCCATTGTGGTGATTGGCGTTGTATCCAGTTTGTTCTTGGATAACGACAAGATCGCGGCGGTGATGGGGTTGCTTGGCGCTTCGTTGACGGCGTTGATTTCCATGTTGAATGGGATCGCGGGAACCGTTGAGAAAGAAGAGAAGCCCGAGTATGCGGTCATCAAGGAACTCATTGCCAAACTGGATCGACTGGATCGGAAAGAAATGCCGATGCGGGTCGATGTCGAGGGCGATCATGTGACCGTCACCAAAGGTGATGATGTGGTGAAGGCCAGTCGATGAAAGCCCCTCAACAGTCATTAAAGGCTTGGACGCAGCAAAAGTGGAGAACTAAGAGTGGTAAACCATCTAGTCAAACGGGCGAAAGATATCTTCCAGAGGCTGCGATCAAGGCTCTTTCCCCAGCCGAATACGCCAGAACCACCGCAGCCAAGCGAGCCGGAAAAGCCCAAGGCAAGCAGTTCGTCGCGCAGCCGAAAGGTATCGCGAAAAAAGTAAGACCGTTTAGACAACGAGGTAAATGACATGGCGATGTCCCGTGCGAACATGGGTCAGCAGATCACCAAACCCGGCCAAAAGAAGAAGGTCGCGTCGGTGATGCGTGAATTCAAGGAAGGCAAATTGCATTCGGGTAGCAAGAAAGGCCCAGTGGTTACGAACCCGAAACAAGCGGTAGCGATTGCGCTATCGGAAGCCCGTGCTGTCAAAAAGGCAGTCGGCGGTCGTATCGATGGCTGCGCGATGCGCGGTCTCACGAGGGGTTAATCATGAAGAAGATGAAGCGTTATCAGGAAGGCGGTTCCACCAGCGTCGAGGTGGAGAAGAAGTCTGTTCTGGACGATATCGGTCTCAAGGGATTGCCGCTTGGCATCATGGGTCAGGGCTTGGTAAGAGCCTTGGAAGACGGTGATCTTGGCGGTCAGGGTCTTCTTGGCATGTTGGTAGGTCGCAAGAAGAAGCGCGAAATGGGCATGCCCGGAACCCCAGAAGATGGTTCCATCACCAAGATTGAGATCGAGAAGTCCAAGGGCATGGGCGATGACATGATGGGCGGTGGTCCTATCGGCTACAAAAAGGGCGGTCGCATTGATGGCTGCGCCATCAAGGGCAAGACCAAAGGCACTTATCGCTAATGGCCACCAGCGGCACAGCGACGTTTAACCCGGACTTCGCGGAGATCGTCGAAGAAGCGTACGAACGCGCCGGATTGGAAATGCGGACAGGCTATGACCTGAGGACCGCTCGTCGCTCCATGAACTTCATGGCGCAGGAATGGCAGAACCGAGGCATCAATCTGTGGACGGTAGAGACGGGAACCCAAGTCCTGACTCCGGGAACCTATACCTACACCATGCCTGCCGATACGATTGATCTCATTGAGCATCAACTTCGTATCTACGACGGCAACACCACGCAACAAGCGGACTACAGTCTGGCCCGTATTTCGGTATCGGACTACGCCATGCTCAACAACAAGTTGACGCAAGGGCGACCGCTACAGATCTATGTGGATCGTCAGCGTGACGCGCCGATTGTGTATCTGTGGCCAGTCCCGGATAACGTCCAGACCTACACCTTGGCCTATTGGTACATCCGTCGAATCCAAGATGTGGGTTCTGGCGGAACCAATACCATGGACGTTCCGGCCCGGTTCCTTCCCTGTTTAGTGGCCGGATTGGCCTACTATATTGCTATGAAGAAGCCGGAGTCGGCAGACCGGATTCCATTGCTGAAGTCCGAGTACGAGGCTCAGTTTGAACTGGCGGCAGGCGAAGACCGTGACAAGGCGGCTTCTCGGTTCCTCCCCTACATATCGAGTGTGACCGGCGGGTTCTGATATGAGCCAGCCGTTCTCATCTGGCAAACATGCAATTGGTTTCTGCGATATGTGCGGATTCCAGTTTAAACTGCATGATCTGCGGAAAGAGATCTTTGACCAGATCTGGACGGGGAACCTCGTCTGCGATGAATGTCTGGATGTGGATCAACCGCAGTTGCAGTTGGGCAAGATCCCCATGGACGATCCGCAAGCACTCAAGGACGCACGTCCTGATCAGTCGCTTATCGCGAGCCGGGATATTCAGTGGGGATGGAACCCAGTTGGCGGCGGACAGGCTTATGATGATCCTCTGACCCCAAACACCCTTGTGGCTGTTGGGGGCGTGGGAACCGTGACGGTATCAACGACATGAACTACACACAGTTATCTCAGTACATTCAGGATTATTGCCAGTCCACTGAAACGAGTTTCGTGGCGAATATTCCTGTATTTGTTCAGTTGGCTGAGGAACGGATTTACAACTCGGTCCAGATCCCGGCAATCCGCAAGAATGTCACGGGAACCATGTCTTTGGGGAACCAGTACATGGCGTTGCCAAGTGATTGGCTTTCCACCTTCTCATTCGCGGTAATCGACCAGTCAACTGGGGCCTATGAGTACTTACTCAATAAGGATGTGAACTTCATCCGAGAGACGTACCCGACAGCGACCTCAACTGGCACCCCTAAATACTATGCAATTTGGGATGATACCTCGATGATTCTGGGGCCAACCCCGAACGCGAACTACACCGCCGAACTGCATTATTACTATTACCCGGCTTCCATCGTCACGAATGGCACATCGTGGCTGGGCGCGAATTTTGAGACTGTCTTGCTTTATGGCTCACTGCGTGAGGCATATATCTACCTCAAGGGAGAGCAGGACATGATGAACTACTACGAACAGAAGTATCAGGAGTCATTGGCTCTGCTTAAACGCCTTGGCGATGGATTGGATCGTCAGGATGCGTATCGTTCTGGTCAGGCTAGGATTCCGGTGACATCGTGAATTTTTCTGCTACATCTGAGATTGGGCAAGTGTTTGTCCAAACCACGAACCATCGTGGCCACACGGTCGAAGAGATTGCTGAACGTGCGGCTAACCGGCTTTTGTCTGTAGACAGCAAAGAAGCATTGAACCATTGGTTGGTGCAATACCTTCGCGAAGCACAAGAGGCGGAGCGGCGGTCGATATGCAAGAAGTTGACTGACAAAGGCTATGTTGAAATCGCACAACTTATAGGAGATTTGTAATGGCCATTAGCCAAGCAATGGTGACCTCGTTCAAGGTAGAGATCTTGAACGGCGTTCACGCATTCGGCACGTCTGTGACTCGCGCCACGACGAATGCCGATACATTCAAGATCGCCCTGTTCACTGCCTCAGCCACGCTGAGTGCAACGACGACGGCGTACACCAGTACGCTTTCTGATCAGGTGTCATCCTCTGGAACCAATTACACCACTGGCGGACAAACGCTTACGGTATCGCAGGTTCCCACATCGACCAGTACCACCGCATGGTTGGACTTCGACGATGTGACATGGCCGTCTGCCACGATCTCTGCGGCAGGCGCATTGATCTACAACGAGACCCAAGGGAACAAGGCCGTGGCCGTGCTGGATTTCGGAGGCACCAAGTCTTCGACCGCCGGTAACTTCACGATCCAGTTCCCCACCGCAAACTCTACGAGCGCAATTCTGAGAATTGCCTGAGGACGTTTAAATGGCACTTGCAGTTGCTGATCGGGTCAAGGAGACCTCCACCACCGCTGGTACTGGAACCCTGACGCTGCTCGGGGCGGTATCCGGCTATCAATCCTTTTCGGCTATCGGCAGCGGCAATACCACCTACTACTGCATCGTCGATGACAACACGGGCCAGTGGGAAGTTGGCGTAGGTACTTACACCAGCCCTAACCAGTTGTCCCGCGACAGTGTGTTGTCGTCCTCCAGCGGCGGCAGTGCCATCACGTTCCTTGGGAACATCAAGCAGGTGTTTGTCACCTATCCTGCGGAACGCTCGGTCTACGAGAACGCGGCGGGTAGTTTGGTGCTGAGTAAGGTGGAAGCCACCACCGGAGAGATTACCAATCTCACTTCAACCTCTGCAACGATCACCAATCTCTCGCTGACCAGTCTGACCCTGAGCAATTTAAACATTGCTTCAGCCAACATCACGACGCTTACTAGCACCAACGCCACTGCTGCAAGCCTCACCGTATCCACCGGCAACCTCACCTTCTCGTCCACCGGCCAGCGCATCACGGGCGATATGTCCAATGCGACGATTGCCAATCGGCTGGGGTTTCAGACTAGTACGACGAACGGCAATACTGATTTGCAAATTATTCCAAATGGAACGTCGGTTACTTCTGGAATCCGTTTGAACAATAACTCCGATACAACCAACGCTGGTTATGTTCGGATGTCCTTAAATTCTACAGAAGCAAGCATTTCCGTAGACAGAAACAGCGTCAGCGGAACATATTTGCCGTTAGGTTTTAATACCGGCGGCAGCGAGCGTATGCGGCTGGATACGTCGGGCAACGTCGGCATTGGCACTGCGTCGCCTGTAACTACGTTTGGAAAAAACCTTACGCTTTATAACGATGCAAATACGGGAACCGTTGCATCAAACACGTATTTACTTGTTCAAAGTTTAAACAGAAATGGCGTAATAGACATTGCCAGTTCAGCAACTGGCACAGGTAGTTTGAATTTTGTAACAACCCCCGGCACCACTCTTGCTGGAATTGCTGGAGATATAGCAAATAGTGCGTTGGCGTTTAGAACGGGTGGTGCCACCGAACGCATGCGTATTGACTCCAGCGGCAACGTCGGTATTGGTACTGCGTCGCCTTTTACCACGATTGATGTCAACGGCTACTTTACGGCTGGTGTAAGAAACACAACGAATATTTCTTTAACTAGCGGAACGCATTATTTTGGCTCTAGCCCGTCAGATTTAGTACGCAATAATATTGTTGGAAGCATAAATGCTGACAGCACAACGCCAGTTAGATTGCGGTTTTATAAATCACGAGGAACATCTGCATCACCAACCGCTGTAAGTTCTGGCGATCAAACTAACGATATTCAAACTTATGCCTATGATGGCTCTAGTTTTATTCAAGCCACCGCTATACAAGCGTCTGTCACAGCAACGCCTTCAGCAAATAATGTTTCTTCTGCGCTTTCATTTTTCACAAACGGAGGATCAAGTTCGCCCACCGAGCGCATGCGTATTGACTCCTCCGGCAACGTCGGCATTGGCAAAATCGCAGCGTCGGGCGTAATCCTTGACGCAAATGGCGTAAGCCGTTCAACGCAGATTCAGATGCCCAATAGTGCGGGAACGTACACCGCTAACGTCGCAGGCTTCCACCTGTTTGGTTTCTCCGACAACAACCTGTACTTCAACTGGTTTGACGCAGGCGCAATCGTATTCCGTAATAACGGCGCCACCGAACGCATGCGTATTGACTCCTCCGGCAACGTCGGCATTGGTACTGCGTCGCCGGGGACAAAACTGGATGTTGTTGTATCTACCAATAATGGGTTGCGTATTTCCGATGGTGCAGTAACAGGTG